CTCTTAAAGCTGAGTACTCAATGGAACTCGCTCAAGACCTCAAGGCCATTCACGGTCTTGATGCTGAAGCAGAACTTGCTAATATTCTTAGCACTGAGATCCTTGCTGAAATCAACCGCGAAGTTATTGATTCAATTAATACCGCGGCGGTTCAAGGTTTCCAAAATGACGTTGGCGGTGCTGACGGTACTTTTGATTTAGATACCGATGCTGATGGCCGTTGGGCTGTTGAGAAGTTCAAATCACTTCTCTTCCAACTTGAGCTTGAATCCAATGAGATTGCTAAAGGTACTCGTCGTGGAAAAGGTAACTATGTTATCTGCTCTTCAAACGTTGCTTCTGCTCTTGCAGCTGCAGGCGTTCTCGACTATGCTCCAGCTATCGCGTCCAACTTAAACGTTGACACAACCGGTAACACATTCGCTGGTCTTATCAATGGCCGCATTAAGGTATATGTTGATCCATATGCAATTGATGATTACGCTACCGTTGGTTACAAAGGTGCTAACTCGTATGATGCTGGTATTTACTACTGCCCATACGTTCCTCTTACAATGGTTCGCGCCGTTGACGAGAACAGCTTCCAGCCTAAGATCGGCTTTAAGACTCGTTATGGTCTTGCTGCTAACCCAATGGCTCATGATCCTATTAGTGGACCAACCAGTAAGCCAGCCGGTACTGCTAACAACCCTTACTTCCGTAGGTTCCTTGTTACTAACATCAATGGCACTACGCCAGTTGTTTAATTAGTAAAAACTAATTTTCGTCCACTACCTTAGGACGACACAAACCCGATGAGGGGCTGTCAGAAATGGCGGTCCCTCATTTTTTGTTATAAATAATAATAATATGATTGAGAATAACTTTTTACCAACAACCGATAACTTTACTGTTCATATAGGAGAACGTGGAAGCAAATCTGTTTTAAATAGAAGTATTGTTTCTTTTTCTTTACCTGCTATAACCAATAATGAGATTAGTACTCCTTATTTAAATATGCCTGGATTTTCTGTTTCTGAAACAACAAGTAAAGAGCCGTTGGCCATCTCGTTTATTTGCGACGAAGATATGACAGCTTATGAAGAAATTTATAATTGGATGAATGATAATAATAATCCAAACAAAGATTCCAATGATCAAAACGCCAGTTTAATTGATTTTAAAGATATTACAATTAATATTAAATCAAGCCATAATAATTTAAATAAGCAATTACATTTTAAAGATGCGTTTCCAACATCGCTTGGTGGTGTTGATTTTAATATACAAGCAGAAGGCGAACCAGTATATGCGGTATTCCAAGTATCGTTTAGATATGATACTTTTGAGTTTAGGAAATAAGCATTATATATAAATTATATGATGGATCTAGAATCACTACTAAAACTGTGGGAAACCGATTCTAAAATTGACGATGTTAATTTAGATGATACAAGTATTAACAGTGCAAAGCTGCATAGTAAATATCTTGAGTTACATTCGCACGCTAAACTAAGACTAAAGAAAAAAGAATTAGAATTAGCGGTTTTGAATAAAGACCTTTGGTTATATTACAATGGTAAAATGACTAAAGAAGAAATGGATACGTTAAGTTGGAATTACGATCCTTTTAATGGAATGGCCAAACCGCTTAAAGGCGACATGAATAAATTTTATGATGCTGACCCAAATAAAGTTGAGATGGAAATGAGAGTTGAATACTTAAAAACCTATTGCGATACTTGTAAAGATATAATTGATAATGTTCGTTTTAGACATTTAACTATTAAGAATATAATCGCGCATCGCCAGTTTGTATCTGGAAATTAAAAATGAGTAGTACGTATGACATATCACATGTAGATGAAACCTTAATTCATATTAAGTCGGATGACTGACCAAGAAGAAAAATTCTTTAAGAAAGCGAGTTACCTTATAGCTCGTGGTTATGTTAATAACCAAACGGTTGAAGAATTAGTTGAGCATTTAAAAGAAGTTGAGCTCAAAGAAAAGAAAGCCTCTTTAAAAAGGCTTAATGATAAATAAAAAAGTTAAGGCCGATCACGGAAGTACGAATTCCCACCGGCACTATTCAATTCCAACTAAAGAACACGATGAACAGCAACAATGTATATATAATGTCTCAAGCAGACATTGAACGATTAGGTTTAAACGACGGATTAATAATCGAAGCTCCAACTCGGGAAGAGTTACTCAAACATGGTAAGTTTGATTTTGGTGGTAATGATTCCAAAGTAGTTACTATAAACGGCGTCAAGTATAAAGCTCAAAAGGATGCAGCACGCGATTTAAAAGTTTCAGCTGGTACAATAAGTAATCTTGTTAAAGAACACGGTGATACTTTTAATTTTACTAGAGATGATCTAAAAGATACTCGATTTAAAAAGGGGTGTGTTAATAATAATAAAGGTAAAAAGATGCCTATAATTAGTGAGAAGAGAAAAGAATCTTGGATTAAGTGGAGAAAACAAAATCCAGATTATAAAGATAAGTGGAAGAAGTATGAACCAATCGGTAAAGAGAATTGGAACAATGTTGATAACATTTCTGCTTTAAATAAAAAGATTGCAGTTTGTCCACATTGTAAAGCTAAAGGGAATGTTGGTAATATGAAACGGTGGCACTTTGAAAACTGTAAAAATAAAGCTTGATATATACTATAGAGAATGAGTAGCACATATGACATAAGCCACGTTGATGAAACCTTAATTCATATTAAGTCGGATGATTCTGGTGCTATGATGGATCTTAGCGAGCATTATACTTTTTATGTTGACGGGCACAAATTCATGCCCGCGTTTCGTAATAAAAGTTGGGATGGAAAAATTCGTTTACTGAATATGCGCAATCATACGTTGCCATATGGTTTATTACCAAAGACACTCAGTTTTGCAAAGAATAGTGGATATGGAATTAACCTTTGCTCTACTCTTAAAAACAAAGAGGTTATAGATAAAGATGACCTTGATAAATTTGCAAATTCTCAAGAGCTAAGAGCTGGAGGAAAAAAAATTGAGCTTCGTGATTATCAGTATGACGCATTTATTCATGGAATTACTGAGGGCAGATCATTAATTGTTTCACCAACTGGTTCTGGTAAGAGTTTAATAATTTACATGTATATCAAATGGTATATAGAAAATCATGATGATAATGTTTTAATCATTGTTCCAACTACTTCATTGGTTGAACAAATGAGTAAAGACTTTGCCGATTATAGTTCACACGATGATTCGTTTGATGCTGATCTTGAAATACATAAAATATATTCCGGCAAAGAAAAAGAAAACTTTGATGCTCGTGTTATTATTTCAACATGGCAAAGCGCTATAAACCTTCGTCCTGAATGGTTCGAACAATATGGAATGATCATTGGAGACGAAGCGCACCTCTTTAAAGCCAAGAGTCTTAATAAGATTATGGGGATGTTAGTTAATGCGCCTTATAGAATTGGTACTACTGGAACTCTTGATGGAAGTCTTTGTAATGAATTGGTTTTAATTGGAAACTTTGGTCCAACGTTTAACGTAATTTCAACTAAGAAATTAATTGATTCAAAGACACTTGCTGATCTTGAGATTAAATGTATTGTATGCAACCATGATGATGCTCTAAAGAAAGCAGTTGTTAAAATGGATTATCAAAGTGAAATTGCAACAATTGTTGAACACCCAAACCGAAATAAATTTATATCAAAGTTAGCGCTTGATCAAAATGGTAATACACTTGTTCTTTTTAATCTCGTTAAGAAACATGGTAAACCTTTGTTTAAAATGATTCAAGACAGCGCAGATGATAAAGATAATATCTTTTATGTTAGTGGAGAAGTAAAAGCGGATGACAGAGAAAACATTCGAAGTATTGTTGATACTAATCCCTTAACAACTACAATGAAATTTGGTTTAAAAAAGATCACTGTCGGGCAAAACGTAAAAGTTCCATTAACAGATGGATCTGAAAAATTAGCGTGTGAAATAACAATTGATGATGATATATTAGAAAATTGGGTAATGACTCGATGGCGTGAAGCGGGAATATAAAAGTAAAAAGACTTGGATGTTCTGGTGTACCTGGGAGGGTTATAATAAGAAGGACATAGATTTTAATAATGAAGGAATGGATGATTTAGATAAGATAAGTTATTCAGAATATAGAAAAAGATTAATATTAAAAAAAGAAAACAATTTATATGAAACCAGATAAAATAACAAGCACAAGCGGAGCAATTATTGTGGCAAGTACTGGTGTGTTTTCAACAGGAATTAATATTAAGAACTTACATAATATTATATTCGCTAGTCCAACAAAATCTCAAATTAAAGTTCTTCAAAGTATTGGTCGTGGATTGAGAAAATCAGATGATGGAAGAAAAACTATTGTATTTGATATTTCTGATAACCTTAGTTGGCGTAAAAAGAAAAACTATACGTTTAAACATGCTCAGGAAAGAATCCGTATATATAATAAAGAGGGATTCAAATACAAGATCTTCGAAATACCATTAAGTTTAGATGAAATACAATAACGACATATCAAACAAACTTGATGTTAGAATCTTTACTACTATTTCTGGAAGAGTCTTAATTGGAGAACTTATTAATGTATCGGATATTGGAGTTGAATTAGAAAATGTATTTTTAATGGACCCTTCTAATCCCGAAGGGATGGTTCCCATACATCAAGATTCAATAATGAATACATCAATAATAACTTTATATGATAAGATTATTGAAACTGAAACACCAGTTAATAGTGAATCAACTTTAAGTAATTACATTCAACATTGTTTAGGTAATACTTTAATGGATATTGAATCTAACTTTCCAAAAAAAATCAATAAAAAAAATAAGGATACTAATGATGATACCTTATTTAATTGGAGGAATAGGTTTAATTGATTATTGTTTTTGTTATTCTATAGAATATTATACTATAAGATCAATAGTATGTAAATAATAAAATTCATAATAATAAAAAAGATTGATAGCATTTTGTTATATACATTAGACTAAATCTATGGTATAATATATACATATGAAGGATAAAGATAAACCTACATCAGATGAAGTAGTCAATAAGAAAGCCGTTAAGAAGAAGACGGCAAAAAAGAAAACTGCTAAGAAGAAGACTGCGAAGAAACGTGGCCCACATTATATTGATAACGCTTTATTCGGGCAAGCCGTATCTGAACATGTTAAAGGTGTTAAAGAAGATATTGAAAATGGTATAGATCCAAGAGGTATTACTGATTATGTTGGTAAATGTTTTTTGAATATTGCAGAAGGTCTTTCTCATAGTGGTAATTTTATTAACTATACATATCGAGAGGATATGGTTATGGATGCAGTTGAGAATTGTATTAAGTATGTTAATAATTATGATATTGATAAACCTACGCGAACAGGAAAGCCAAACGCGTTTAGTTACTTTACACAAATTAGTTGGTTTGCTTTTCTAAGAAGGATTGCTAAAGAAAAGAAACAAACTGAGATCAAACAAAAAATAATCAGTACATCTGCTGTTGATGTATTTGCTGACTTTAGTGGAGACTCTGCTCAAATTGGTGAAGGAGTAATTAACAGGATGAGAAATACAAACCCATTCTTTAAAGAAGAAAAGGGCCCAACTCCTGAAGAAGTTGAGTTACCTCCAAAGCGTAGAGGAAGACGTCCTGCTAAGAAAGCTAAGAACGGTCCTTTAACTGATTTTTTCGATAAGTAATATGAAGTTAGTTGTAATAACAGACACTCATGCGGGTGTTAAAAATGGTAGTGATATCTTCTTAGATTATTCTGAAAGATTTTATGATAAGGTTTTCTTTCCTTATTGTTTAGAAAATGGTATAACTAAGATACTTCATCTTGGTGATTATTTTGATCATCGAAGAGTGGTAAATTTTAAAGTTCTTAGTAGGAATAAGAAAATGTTTCTTGATAAGTTAAGAGAACATGGAATGACCATGGATCTTATTCCAGGAAACCACGACGTATTTTATAAAAATACAAATTCATTATCAAGTTGCGAAGAGATTCTTCAACATTATAAAGATGTTGTAAATCTACACATGGAACCAACCGTCGTGAGTTATGGTAGTTTGGATATTGCATTAATCCCTTGGATAAATTCTGAGAATTACGATGAAGTAACTGACTTTGTTAAAAATGTAAAAGCTCCATTCTTAGGTGGGCATTTAGAACTTCAAGGATTTGATATGATGAAAGGAGTTCAAGCTAGTTCTGGAGCTATGAAGTCTGATATCTTTTCTCGATTTGAAATTGTAATGAGCGGCCACTTTCATACAAAAAGCAATAAAGGAAATATTCATTATCTTGGAACTCCCTTTGAATTAACCTGGGCAGATTGTAATGATCCAAAGTTTTTCCATGTTATTGATACAGAGACACGTGAGCTAATGCCAATTCGTAACCCGCTTACAATTTATAATAAACTAGTATATGATGATAGTAAAGCGTCTGATGATATTATCACAGAGATTAAGTCGTGTAATTTTAGTTGTGTACCAGATTCATATGTAAAAGTAATTGTTATTAATAAGAAGAACCCGTTTCTTTTTGACAAATATATTGATGAGATAATTAATAAAGAGCCCTTTGATTTAAAGATTGTAGAAAACTTTGATGAATATCTTTCAGAAAATGTTGAAGATGAAAAGATTGAAATAACTGATACTGTCAGCTTATTGAATACATATGTTGATTCTGTTGAAACTGAATTAGACTCTGACCGAATAAAATTAAAACTGCAAGAACTTTTTGTTGAAGCTCAATCTTCAGACGCACTATAAAATATTATGATAGAATTCCATACCTTAACATATTCAAATTTTCTCTCAGTTGGAGATACACCAATCACTATTGATTTTGAAGCAACTAAATCAACATTAATTGTTGGCCATAATGGATCTGGTAAGAGTTTAATGCTAGATGCTCTTAGCTTTGCTTTGTTTGGTAAACCACACCGAGCTATTAATAAGCCTCAATTAATTAATAGTATCAATGGTAAAAAGTGTTTAGTAGAAATAACCTTTTCGGTTGGTAATAAGAATTACAAAATCGTCCGAGGACTTAAACCAAACATTTTTGAGATATGGGTTAATGGTGAAATGATTAACCAAGAATCTCATTCCCGCGATTTTCAAAAGTTACTTGAGACAAACATTCTTAAATTAAACCATAAGAGTTTTCACCAAGTTGTTGTATTAGGTAATGGCAATTTTGTTCCATTCATGCAGATGCGCCAATATGAAAGGCGCAATGTTATTGAAGATCTTTTGGATATTAGTATATTTTCTAAGATGAATACTATTCTTAAAGATAATAATGCTAAGCTGAAAGATCAAATTAAAGATAATGAATATCAGTGGAAGTTGATTAAAGAAAAGATTATTTTACAGCGTAAGCATATTGATAAGTTATCAGATATCAGTGAATCTAATCGAGTTAAATATGAATCAGAGATTGCAGATATTCAATCAGAACAAAACGTTTTAATTGAAAGTAACGAAAAAATCTTGGTTCGTTACAAAGCAGAGCATAGTGATACTGAAAAGAAGCTTAATACTTTAAATCGCAGTTTGAATAAAATGAAATCATTTGAATCTCAGATTAAAAGTAAAATGAATGCTATTGAAAAGGAAGCCGATTTTTACAAGTCTAACTCAGCTTGCCCAACATGTTCTCAAGCTATTGATATTGTTATACGTGATGAGAAACTCGAATCCTGTGGGTGTAAACAAGACGAATTGACTGAAGGTTTCGAAAAATTACAGAATAACATTAAATCTACCGGCGAACAACTACAAACCACTAATCAGGAAATGCAAGAGTTGTTTAAACTTAATAATGAAATGACTAGTAATAATGTTTTGATTAAAAACTTTTCAAAGCGGATATCTGAATTAAGTACTCAAAAGAATGAAATCGCAGATGATAATGATTTAAAGAAATCGCAGAATGAATTACTTGATATGCAAACTACTAGGGATAACCTTAGCGATTTAAAATCAAATCAAATTGAAGAAAAACATTATAATGATGTTATCGGCGAACTGCTAAAGGATACTGGTATTAAAACGAAGATCATTCGTCAATACCTTCCCCCGATGAATAAGTTAATTAATAACTATCTGCAGTTGCTTGACTTCTTTGTTAGTTTTGAATTGGATGAAAACTTCAATGAAACTATTCGAAGTCGCCATCGTGATGACTTTAGTTATGCATCATTCAGTGAAGGAGAGAAACAACGAATTGACTTAAGTCTTTTATTTGCATGGCGACAAATTGCCAAAATGAAAAACTCAGCAAATACAAACCTTCTTATATTGGACGAAGTGTTTGATGCCAGTCTTGATTTTGACGGCATTGATAATTTGTTAAAGATAATGCATTCGCTTGATGATGAAACTCGTGTTTTCGTTATTAGCCATAAGCAAGACCTCCTTGAAGGAAAATTTGATCGTAAGATTGAGTTTCAAAGACGCCAAAACTTTACAAGCATAAAATCTATCACGTAACTCGTTAATGGTTAATAGGTTGAAATGCATAAAACGTGATAATAACGTAAAAAGGGCATTAGAGAGCAATTCTTCTTATTTCCTATAATATATACGTCAAACTGTTTTAAAATTGCTCTTTAAACGGTCTTTTCTACGACAAACCCTTATTTTACGGGGGTTGTAGAGAAAAATGCATATTTGTGAAATATATTATTTACATTCTATGCTTTTTAGAGTATAATATATCTACAAGGACGGCACGAGAATAGCCAACCACCACTATATCATGATTAAAGAACCACAAGTTATTAAACCAAAGCCTGACCGCACTATTATTAATATAGACGCTCAGAAACAGCTTGCCAAATTATTAGCCACTGAAGATATTCAAGTGACTGTCGGTAATTTTAAGACAGCCTATTTTGATGTTAAAAATCGAGTTCTTGGATTGCCTGCGTGGAATACCGATACTAAAGAAGTTTCCGACCTGCTTGTTGGCCATGAAGTTGGTCATGCTCTATTTACTCCTGAGGATGGAATTACTAAATTTAAAGAGCGTTATCCAAAACTCCCTTTTGATATTGCCAACATTGTTGAAGATATTAGGATTGAGAAGATGATCCAATTTAAATATCCTGGCCTTATTAAATCCTTTAATGATGGCTATTCTTATTTTAAAGAAAACGACCTTTTTGAAATTAAAGATAAGGATGTGAATGCTTTAGGATTCATTGATCGTATTAACCTTAAAGGTAAATTAAGAGATCTTATTGATGTCCAATTCTCAGATGAGGAAACCGTATTATTTGATAAGGTTAACCGTTGTAAAACCTATGATGATGTATTGGACGTTATTCAAGAGCTTGCTGATTTTATTGAGAAAGAGGAAGAGAAAAACCCCAAAGAAAAGGCAAAACAGCCTTCTGATGACGGCGAGGATAACCAAATGTCTAACGATTCAGAATCAGGTGACGATGATTTAGAATCAGAAGATGATGATGGCGATTCCTCTTCAAAATCCTCAGAAGATAAAAACTCATCTCCAGATACTAATACATCACATGGTGGAAACTCTGGAGGACAGCTTCACAGTAAAGAAGAAGAAACCTCAGAAGCGTTTAAATCAGAAACTCAAGATTCATTGGATAAACACCTTGAGGATCTTGGTGAAATGGCATCCAATGAAACTATCCTAAATAAATTTCCTGAAAAAAATGTGGGAAATTTAGTACACTCCCTCGATGACGTTCGCACGGCGCGTAAAGCATGCATTCATTATGATACTATTATGAATGATCCAATGGTTCACGAAAAGTGGGCCTTGTTTAAGAATTCTACAAAGAAAAATGTAAATATCCTTTGTAAAGAATTTGAAAGGCGAAAAGCTGCGCATTCATATTCAAGATCTACACAAGCTAGAACCGGAGCCATCAATGTAAACAAATTGCATAGTTACCAATATGATGATCAGATTTTTAAATCGGTAACCAACCTTGCTGATTCTAAAAACCACGGAATGAATATTTTTATTGACAACTCAGGAAGCATGGGTAATTGCATCAGCGATGTTATTAAGCAGACTATTCAATTGGTTATGTTTTGTAAGACGGTTGATATTCCGTTCTCTGTTTATAGTTTCACCAGTAAATCCGGTAGAGCCTTTTTGGAAAATGGTAAGTATATTAGAAAATACGAAAATAAAAACGACTTCTTTAGAAATAATTTCCAATACGGAAATAACCTTGATATCTTTACTACCGAGGTTTGTGAGTTAATGAATTCCTCTTTAAAGAAATCTAAATATGAAACTGCTTTAAAAGAATTATATATTCAAAGCGGTGCAATATTTTCAGATGGAGATAAATATGATAAGCTATCCATTCAAATAAATCAACCGTATGGCACTAGAACATATCAGACTAACCTATATTTGGAACATAACTGTATGAATTCTGAATTAGAAGAGATGGGCGGCACTCCTCTTATTGAAACTTTAATCATGGCTCACGGCCTTATCAAAAATTTCAGGAAAACGCATAATGTTGAAAAAATGACAACTGTATTTTTAACAGATGGCGAAGGCCAAACTCCTCACTCTCATTCTACCGAGCCAAAAGTAGAGGATGAAGAAACTCAAATGTATTCAAATTCTAAAGACCCTTGGGGAAATTACCGATATATTAAAATAGGAAAAGATACTGTTGATATTAGTCGCCAAAACCCGAATGCATATTCTGACGTTGTAAAAAGTATTAAGAAGGACACCGGCTCTAAGATGATTGGATTCTTCTTAACTTCAAGTCCGGCAAATGGCAGAAATCATTCATTCGGCGCATTGGCTCATATTAAAAATCTACGTAAGTGGGAATATATTGACAAGTGTAAAAATGAAGCTAAGAAACTAAAAAGCAACTGTTATGCTATTGAAAATGGATATAACTATGATACCTATTTCGTTATTGATAACCTTAAATCCTTAAAAATAAATGATGAAGAAGAATTTCAAGTGCCAGACACCGTTGATACTGAAGATCTTAACAAAGCCGCGAATAGAAGTAAATTGGCAACCTCCTTTAAGAAGTTTAATACCACTAAACGACAGAGTCGAATTTTCCTTAATAAATTCATTGACACGGTGATTTAATAGGAAAAAATGTGAAAATAAATGCATTTTCTATCATTATTCTATTTACATTCACTAAGATTTAGTTTATAATATATCTACAAGGAAGGGAACGGATTCGCTAAGTACCTCCCATTACACCATCAAATTACATTATGAAAAAAGACACCACAAATACGCAGAAGCCTGAGTCCAACTATGACACTGTAATGTCAGAATTAGAACAAGCAGTCTCAACATATCCAATCGTTAAAACGAAGGATATTTACACACACGCTAGAGCCCACGGTTATAGTTACAATAGTGCCAAAGAAACCTTTATGCACTCCGGCCCAAAGCGAGGTGAATGGGACATGCGCAATGTCTGCCTAACTAAGCCTACGCAAAAGAAAGCTTCGGTGGCTCAACCTCAGCAAAGTAACTCTGCTGATGAGAATTTCAAATTTGCCACTTCGGTCCAATCGGTTTCCAATGACGATGTTTATATCCCAGAGGTAGATCCTAACTTTATTTCATGGGGCGACTTCTCAAAGATTAAGAAGATTATCGACTCAAAACAATTTTTCCCTCTGTACATTAGTGGAATGTCAGGAAACGGGAAAACAATGATGGTTGAACAAGCCTGCGCAAAGGCAAAGCGCGAATATGTTCGAGTACAGATATCACCAGAAACTGATGAAGACGATCTGATTGGTGGTTTTCGTCTCATCAATGGTGAGACTGTATTCCAAAAAGGACCGGTACTAAAAGCCATGGAAGCTGGATGTATACTATTGATCGACGAAATGGACCGAGGTTCAAATAAGATCATGTGTCTCCAAGGCGTCTTGGAAGGTAAGCCGGTGATGGTAAAGAAAACGGGTGGCGTAGTTCACCCCGCTCCTGGGTTCAACGTTATTGCAACGGCGAATACTAAGGGGCGGGGTGCCGATGATGGACGATACTCTGCCGCACAAATCATTGATGATGCTTTCGTAGAACGATTCGTAGCAAGTATCGATCAGCCCTTCCCCGCATATAATGTCGAACTAAAAATTATTAAGAAGCATATGACTTCATGCGATGTCAGAGGGCACGATGATTTTGCCGATAAACTCGTCAGCTGGGGCGCAGTTATCCGTAAGACTTACGAAAGCGAGGGCGTTGACGAATTGATCTCAACTCGCCGACTATGCCACATTGTTAAAGCTCTCTCAATCTTTAATAATCGCCTAGAAGCAATTAAGATGTGTATCACTCGATTCGAAGATGAGACTAAGGAAGCTTTCCTCGATCTCTATACCAAGATTGATACAAATCAAATTGACAGAGATATGAATTTCACGACTGACGAAAACTCAACTGACGAAAACTCTAGTGATACTAGCCAACACTAATAAACAACAAACGGCTATAACAACAAAAACAACAAAAACAACAAATATGAATAAACAACAAATTGCCAAATTCCGCACGCTCGTTAAACGCAACAGTCAATCAGACGCCGTTGCCGAATGTCTTAACCGAGGCGAAGAGTTCTCAGTTGAAGATGCAAAAATGGCTGGCATTGGCGATCCCCGCCGTGTCGTAAATCGCCTTCGCACAGAGCGAGGTGTTAAGATTTACTCTAACTCTCACCGCCTACGCGGCGGTACTACCGTTAAGCGATACACCCTAGTTAGTCCTAAGGCAAAACGTTAATAGACGGTAATAATAGTACCGTGCCAGGGTTGTGGTGGTCCTGGCACGGTTACTTTTTTTATTTACAAATCACTGCAATTAGAATATAATATCATTATGACAACGTTATCAAACGACACCTTAAACATCCTAAAGAACTTTTCAGATATCAATCCAAATTTGGTTGTTAAGCCTGGGAATTCTCTAAGCACAATTGCCGAAGCAAAGAATATTTTTGCCGTAGCTGAAATTACAGAAACATTTGATTCTCAATTTGGAATCTATGATCTTAACGAATTTATCAATGTAGTTAACTTGGTAGATGAGCCTGAGCTTTCCTTTAACGGCGAATCAGTAACTCTACAAAATGGAAAAGCTAAAGCATCTTATCGCTTCGCCGATGAAAGCATTCTTACTTCGCCTCAAAACGAAATCACAATGCCATCAACTGAAGTAAGTGTATCAATTAGTGGTAATACTTTAACTCAAATTAGGAGCGCAGCTCGTGTAATGAATCATGCTATCGTTTCGCTCAAAGGCGAAGACGGCGTAGTTACTTTAGCCGTGGTTGATCCAAAGAACCCATCAGCAAATACATTTTCAATTATTCTCGATGAAGATAACGAATGTAAATCATCTTTTGATCTGCAGTTCCTCATCGCGAATTTAAAAGTTCTTAGCGGAGACTATAATGTAAAAGTTAGTTCGAAGCTAATCAGTGAGTGGATAAATACATCGGTGCCTGTAAAATACTACATCGCCCTTGAAAAAACATCAACTTATAACTAAACTAGTAAAGTAAAAACAACAAAACAACAAAACATAATTATGGAAAACGAAGAAAATACCGCAACGGAAACACCTGAAACTGTCGAAATTAACCTTGGAGCAGTAGCAATGGTATGTCGAGTAATCGCAGCATGCACAGAGCGTGGTGCGATTAAAGCAGAAGAAATGTCAACCGTTGGTCAAGTATTTGATTATATGCGCGCATTCCTTCCTGCACCTGAAGCCGCTCCTGAAGCCGAAGAAGCAACTGGAGAAGTTTCTGCTGAAGAAACCGAAGAAGCTACCTCAGACATTCTTGAGCCGGCAAAAGCCTAAACTAAAAATTGACTTAAATTTATATTATGACTGAAACACTTTGGTGCGAAAAGTATCGCCCAACCACGATTGACGATTGTATCCTTCCTAACGAATTAAAGAAAACATTTAATTCTATTGTAAAATCAGGAGAGGTTCACAACATGTTATTGACCGGCACAGCTGGTCTTGGAAAAACAACTGTAGCAAAAGCATTATGCAATCAACTTAATCTTGACTATATGCTGATTAACGGTTCGGAAGAATCTGGTATTGACGTATTGAGAAATAAGATTAAACAGTTTGCTAGTAGTGTTAGTCTTGGCGGCGGTTTAAAGGTAATCATTCTAGATGAAGCAGATTACCTTAACGCTCAAAGTACACAGCCTGCTTTGCGCGGTTTCATTGAGGAGTTCTCTAATAACTGTAGGTTTATCTTAACTTGCAATTTTAAGAATCGAATCATTGAGCCGTTGCATAGCAGGTGTTCAGTCATTGAGTTTAATACAAACAAAAAGGATCTTGCCGCACTTGCTGGTAAGTTCCTATCGCGTTTAAAAACTATATTAGATAAGGAAGGCGTTAAGTATGAAGATAAAATACTAGCCGAACTTATTATTAGATATGCTCCAGATTGGAGAAGGATTATTGGTGAGTGCCAACGATATGGAGCGAGCGGTGAGATTCCCCCAACTGTTTTGCTTGGAGTATCTGATTCTAATATTTCTGAGGTTATTACTTTCTTAAAGTCAAAAGACTTTAAAGGAATGCGAGGATGGGTATGCAATAATACATCTCTTGATAGTACTGTTGTATTTAGAAAGATATACGATTCATTATATGATTATGCGGATCCTTCATCTATTCCTTCTGCGGTTTTAATCATTGCCGATTATAGTTACAAAGCAGCGTTCTGTGGTGATAAAGAAATCAACATGGTTGCCTGTTTAGTAGAGTTAATGGCAAACATTAAATGGAAGTAATGAGCAAAGTTAAAAAACTTTCCTTCTTTGATATTTTAAATAATATTAATGCAGGTTCTAAAGCTCCGGATATTCTTAAAGGTGTAACTGCTGATTCTAGTGAATCTTTACCAGACCCTGATAGTCCTGAGAAAGCTTATACTCCATTTATGATTAACCGAGGGTTATCTCAGTTTAATGATACTATTCTATTTGCTAATGAGATGAATATGAATTATCATCTCCCTGCTAGAATGCAATACGATTTTTATAAGAACGTATTACGTCCTCGTAAAAGATTTAGTAAATGGTTTAAAGCAATTCCTGACAGCGATGATATTAAAATTATCATGGATCATTATGGATATAGTTCTGAAAAAGCGCGAGATGTGTTGGATTTATTTAATAAAGAAGAGTTAAAAGCTCTACACCGTCATCATGATAAGGGCGGAAAAGCATAATAAATAACTATAATGAATACTGATAATGAAAAAATAATGAGCTGGTCTCCTGATCATATGCTTGAGATCTATTTGGCTGAGCCAGACGATTTTCTTAAAGTAAAAGAAACTCTTACTCGAATTGGAGTCTCTTCTCAAAAAGACCAAAACACTTTATTTCAAAGCTGTCATATTCTTCATAAGCAAGGGCGATACTTTATTCTACACTTTAAAGAATTGTTTCTACTTGATGGTAAACCGTCAACGTTTACTATTGAAGATTTTAAAAGAAGGAACACTATTACAACTCTCTTATCTGATTGGGGTTTGCTTGAATTAGCAAACTATACAAAGGCTAGTGAAAAGACTAACTTAAAAAAAATTAAAATTGTACCATTTAAAGAAAAGAAGAATTGGACTCTTAACTCAAAATATAATATTGGCAACGTAAAGAAGTAATATTATAAATAATAGCATGAGCACTGAAAAATATTTACTGCCTAATGAGAAGAAGCGTTTAGATGAATCTAAAACCGAATCTATTAAAGAATCAATTACAATTCCAAAGAAAAAAGAAGAGGTTCTGAAACTAATTAATGATGCTCCTAAAACAAAAGCAACCTCTAAAGATACCAATAATCTATGGAACAAAATAGCCACTTCTTTAGTAGGTCCACTTGAAGATTTAATGTATAAAAAACCATATGATAAAGCATATAGCGCTGGATATAATGGTGATAAAGAACCAAAGAATCCATTTAAAAAAGATACATTAGCGTACTGGTTCTTTACTAATTTATATACTCAAGGTAGCAATGATAATTAATCTTTAATAAATATAAATAATAGTATGAGTACTGAGAAATATTTACTTCCTAATCAAAGGCAGGCTTTAACAGAAGTATCAAAGAAAGCTCCGGCCGAGTACCTTGATTTTCAAACTGATTACAAAGGTTCGAAACTTGTAATTGCTATTAATAATGGAGAGAACTCAGTCAGTCCTGCAGAAAAGGCTTCTGATAATTGGCCAAGTGGAGCACCTGTTACGAAGACATTTAAGAAAGCTACAGCACCTATTCCTAAAGGAGAATTCTGGGTGCTAGTAACTGATAAGCATCATTATTGGATGGTAAAAGGTACTTGGTATGCTACACAAAATAGCAAGATTACCACACCACCATTTGATTATTAGAAATGAAAAGTTTTAAACAATATTTAGAGGGATTGCGTATTGCTTATACTCCAGCTCAACAAAAAGCGATGGATAAAAGGACAAATGCGATGAATTCAGATCTTAAGAAAAAGTTTAAAGCTGGAAAGATTTCAATTAGATGGGCTCAAAGCCGAGGCGGTCACGCTATCTTTGTTAAAGGTAGAATGGAAGGTCCTCTGTTTGATTCTGAAGATGACGCTGAAGAATATTTAAAAAAACTCGGTATTCGAGTATAAATAGATTTCGATACAATAAGTTTTTGTATCGTAGAGATGCCGAAAGGATCTCGAATTACTAAAATATAACTCGCTTTTATAAGGAGTTCAAAATAAAACAAAATGACATTAACAAATACATTAAATTCGTTACCGCGTTCTTTCGCGGTTGGGTTCGATTCAATCTTTGACAGATTAGAATCAAGAGAGAAAGCATCTTATCCTCCTCACAATATTGTGAAGCATGGTGAAGATGAGTTTGAAATCGCACTAGCAGTCGCAGGCTTCAGTGATAAAGATCTTTCCGTCAAACAAGACGGAGATCAACTTATCGTTGAAGCAGATTGTGTCGATCTAAATGGAGATAAAGAATATCTTCACAAAGGAATTGCTACTCGAAGTTTCATCAAGAAGTTTACATTAGCCGATCACATTCGTGTCGAGCAAGTAGCGCTTGTTGATGGTATACTTTCAGTTCTACTAAAGAAAGAAATTCCTGAAGAAATGAAACCAAAGGAGTTTACTATTCTTCCCAACTATAGCGTCTGAATATTAAACTTTATGTTTAAACATAATAAAAGGGTTCTTCAGAGATGGGGAACCCTTTTATTATTAACTTTAGTATTTACATCTATAGTAAAAGATGATATAATATATACATGAAGAACAGCATTAGTGGATTCTACACCAGCGTCGATAGACACATGAACATGATTAAGTATCGAGGATACGATCATGATGGCAAAAAAATATATGATTCATTTAAATATCGACCAACGCTTTATGTAAATAGCAAAGACCGTAATTCAGAATGGAAAGCGATTGATGGAACTCCTGTAGGCCCAATGCAGTTTGGCACTATGAGCGAATGTCGCCAGTTCTGTAAACATTACGAAGATGTTCCTTCGTTTAAAATATATGGAAATGAAAAACATGTTCCAGCATTTATTCAAAGCCAGTGGCCTGGTGAAATTGAGTATGATAAAAAGATGGTCGACATTCTTTACATCGATATTGAAACTGCTATTGGTACAGGCTTTCCAGAACCAATGCGAGCAGAACAAGAGATTCTTACAATCGCAGTAAAGAGTAGCCGGTGTGATACTTATATCATCTGGGGACTAAAGGATTATGACCTTTCTAAAAGTGAAGTGCCACATCTTAGAAAAGAGTATCGCCAGTTTGATACTGAAACCGAACTCTTAAATGATTTTCTAGATTGGTGGAGTGATCCTATTAATACTCCAGATGTTATCACTGGTTGGAATACAGAGTTCTTTGATATTCCTTACATCGTTAATAGAATGGCTCGTATGTTGGGCAACGATGCAACCAAGCGATTATCTCCTTGGAAAAAAATTACAGATAGAACCGTAAATGTATTTGGCCGTGAGCAAACCAGCTATAACATTATGGGTATTCAACAACTCGATTACCTTGACTTATTTAAAAAGTTTACTCTTAATACTTATGGCCAACAAGAATCATATAAGCTAGATAATATTGCCGAGGTTGTTCTTGAACAAAAGAAGCTAGCTTTTGAAGGAGATCTAAAAGAATTATATGAACAAGATTTTCAGAAGTTTGTTGATTATAATATCGTTGATGTTGAATTGATTGAACTGTTTGAAAAGAAACTTGGCTTAATTGATTTGGTATTCACACTAGCATATTTTGGCGGAGTTAATTATACAGATACGCTTGGTACTGTTTCTATATGGGATAGCATTATCTTTAGGAATCTTGCTAAAAAGAAAATAGCGATTCCTCCATCAAATCCAAGTGCCAAAGCAGAATATGCTGGAGGGTTTGTTAAGCCAGTCGTGCCAGGGATGTATGATTGGGTAATGAGCTTCGATCTAAACAGCTTGTATCCTAACCTTATTATACAATATAATATGAGTCCTGAGACCCTCGTAAGGCATTCTACAGTGCCTAATATTACACCTGATCGAGTACTCGAAGATCAAACAAACATATCCCCTGACAGTAATTTGGCGGTTGCCGCAAATGGCGCAACATTTAGTAGACATAAGCAAGGGTTTCTACCAGAGATTATTGAAGAGCTTTATAATAAGCGTAAGAAGATTAAAGCAGAAATGCTAGATAAAAAGAAAGAGAATGAAAAGCAAAAAAGTAAGATACTAGACTCAGAAATCGCCAGACTTGAAACTGAACAAATGGCGATCAAGATTCTAATGAACAGCCTGTATGGAGCTTTGGCTAACAGATGGTTCCGTTACTTTGATCTTCTTGTTGCTGAAGGAATTACTCTTACAGGTCAACTTGTTATTCGTTGGGCAGAACAACATGCAAACAAATGGTTATCTTCATTCCTTAAAGATGAGAAGCCAGTTGATAGAGTTATAGCAGCAGACACTGACTCCATTTACGTTAATGTTCAAGATGTAATTGATAAGCTTAATCCAAATAACCCAGTCGAGTTTCTTGATAAGTTTGCTGAAGAAGGAATGGTTCCTGCATTGGAAAAAGCTTTTAATAAGTTAGGCGGTATTACAAATTCATATAAGAATACGATGGTGATGGCGCGAGAAGCTATTGCTGATAAAGCTATATGGACCGCCAAGAAACGATATATTCTAAATGTTCTTAATAACGAAGGTGTTCAATATGCCGAGCCTAAGATTAAGATCATGGGAATTGAAGCTATTAAGAGTTCTACTCCAAAAGTATGTCGAGGCGCTATGAAGGAAATGTTTAAAGTAATGATGAGCGGGGATGAAGATAAAACTCAAAAAGCGATCGCTTTCTTTCATAACCACTTTAATTCTTTGCCGGCCCATGAAATCGCAAGTCCTCGTGGAATTAATAATGTTACAAAATATTATGATTCACAAACTCTATATTGTAAAGGAACACCAATGCATTGCCGCGCGGCCTTAGTATATAACGATCAGTTAAAGAAGTTTAACTTAACTAATAAGTATAGGGAAATCCAAGGCGGCAATAAAATTAAGTTTGTATTTCTTAAAAAGCATAACCCAACTGGAGAAAACGTAATTGGGTTTATTGATAAGTTGCCACACGAATTTGGTTTAGATAAGTTCATTGATTATGAAACTCAATTCCAAAAAGCTTTCCTTGATCCAATTAATCTTATCTTACATGCTATTAGTTGGTCGGCAGAACCTCAAGCTAGTTTGGAAGACTTCTTTGGGCAAGTATAGATAAAACAAAGGTATGACACTCACACAATAAAAAACAAATGAACCAACTAAACAGAAACCTGACAAACGTTATTAACGAATTACAACAAGACTATTTAAAGTTTGATGATACCGTAAGAACCATCGAAGTTCTTAATGCGATTAACAATTACTTTCACACGACAGAGGAAACTCCTTTGTCTAATAAAAGCAGAGACATTCTAAAAGAAATTAAAATATATGGAAAATAATAAAACAGTAGAAGACGTGGTAAAACTAATTCCAGAAACACTTGATGATTGGGTAACGCTTGTTCCTAAAAATGACTCTCTAACATGGCAAGCATCATCTACCGATTGGCCAAGCGATATTGATAACATGCATAATAAGTATGGCGTTCATTGCGCGCTTAAAAAGTTAGATAGTAAAGACCTAAGAGAATTTCTAAACTTTCGTTTAGACTTCCTAGAAGAAGAACTTACTGAAACAAAAAATGCAGTTGGTAAACTACATTGTGATGACGTTGATTGCGAAGAAGTGGTTGATGGTTTAATTGATCTTTGCGTTGTCGCTATTGGAACGTTAAATGCGTTTGGAGTTGACGAACATAAAGCGTGGGAAGCAGTTCATAACGCTAATATGAATAAGGAAGTCGGCGTTAAAGAAGGTCGAGACAATCCACTAGGTCTTCCAGATTTAGTAAAGCCTAAAGGGTGGGTCGCGCCAGATCATTCTGATAATCACGGGTTTCTTCCTAAATTAAACGAATAAAAGATTTACATTTTAGTAAATATAGTATATAATATTAATTATGGATTTACTTCTATTCATCATGCTTTTAATAGTAGCAGCACTTTGCTACTTAATACCCACTTTTGTGGCGGTCGTAAATAAACATAAATACGCTCTTCCTATTTTTATAGCTAACCTATTCTTTGGCGTTACGGTTGTGGGATGGGCCGCTCTATTAATCTTTGCTATACTTAAAGAGTTTAGAGCAGAAAATAAAGTATGAAATATTCATTAACTATATTTAAATCAATCTTTGATAATTCGACTCATCGTAAGATGTCCTTTGACGGTTGGGATGAGTTTAAAGAACTTCTTTTAAACCTTAGTAAAGAAGATGGTTATAAACCAAAGAAAGACGAAAGAAAAGATGGTTCACCTCTTATCAGCCCAGCAGTATATGATAAAGATGAAAAGCGAAGAAATGTAAATGTTTTATGTTGGGGTGGTTGGGCTGCAATTGACGTTGACGATTATGAGTGTAATTTCGAACAAGCGTTGGTTGTTTTTAAAGATATCAAATGTGTTGTTTATAATAGCGCAAGCTCGACAAAAGAAAAGCCAAAGTTCAGAGTTATTATACCATTCACAAAGACTATAGAAAAGGATGATATAAAGCATTTATGGTTTGCTCTGAATAAAGAGTTTAATTCATTAGGCGATCCACAAACGAAGGATCTATCAAGGATGTATTACGTCCCAGCACAATATCCAGGTGCTTATTCATTCATTCATTGTAACGATGACGCCGACTTTTTAGATGTTGATTTAATAATGAAAAAGCATCCGTTTATAGTACCTCAAGAAAATTCATTTAGAAGTAAACTAAGTGAAGAAATGAAAATTAAGCTGATGAAGTATAAATCTAATCAACTTAACAACACATCTATTACTTGGTCTTCATATAGAGATTGCCCATTTGTAAATAAACAATTAGTAAATGAATATCGTGTTATTTCAGAAACTGGTTGGTATTCTAAATTATATTCAATTATGGTTAGTATTGCCGGATCCGCAATACATAAAGGATACCCAATTACTGTTAATGAAATTGTAAAGCTTGCTAAAGATATTGATATGGATACTGGATGCTGGTATAAAAATAGGCCATTAGATATTGAAGCAGAACGCGCATTAACCTTTGCACTTCAAAATGCGTAATTAATAAATAATATTATGAAGATTGAAACCAAACTGAAACGCCAGTTTAATAAAATACAAAAGGATACTGGTGTAAAACTTCCAGCTGACTATGAGTATTATTGTGGTTTATATAAATGGCCAAAAGGTTTGCGTAAGATTCTTAGTAAACGATTCAATAGCAGTTGTATGCTACATGATATTCATCATGTTTCAGGTGTTATTGATTATAAAGAAGCCGATCGCATGTTCCTTAAAAACGCTAAAGAACAAGCAGGCCGCAACGATTTTTGGATATTAATGGCATATGTATTTTACGGCGCCGTTCGTATATTAACAAAAACAAAAGCAATACGAAACAAGAAATAAAACTCTAAACATTATAAATAAATTTATATGAAAAAGAAAAACAAAAGAGCTCGTGACGAAGAAGGCCAGTTTGTTGGAGATGATCCAAGCACTCCTGATATTAATGAAGCCTTTGCAGAAGATGCTCAACCACCTAAAGAAGCACCAGCTAAAGCACCAGCTAAAGCGTCAGGCCCTAAAAAACTAACTCCGGGCCAGATTAAGAAATTAAAAGGCGAATGGGGTAGCCAGTTTAAAAATAAATTTAAAGGACGTTATTAATATTCACGTAAATAATTAAACCATGATATGGCTTCTAGTATTTTTCTAGAAGCCATATTTGTTATTTACAAACTTGGTAAAATATGGTATAATATCTTTATACATAATTATACTAACATTACAATATGAACATTAAATCCGTAAGAGACACCTTAGCAAATCTCCATAAAAATAAAGAATATGTCATAGTTAATAAACAATTAACTGTTGAAATTATTGGAGCATCTTTCATAGCAAATACTGATTCTATATTTGGTTTGGCCAATGAAGATTATATTGATCGAGAATTAATGTGGTATAGAAGTATGTCTCGTAATGTAAATGATATTAAAGGTAAGGTTCCAAAGATCTGGGAAATTGTTTCATCGCCAAAAGGAGAGATAAATTCAAATTATGGATATCTAATAAATCACAAAGATAACTATTACCAATACAAGAATGTATTAGAAACTCTTAAGAAGGATCCTAACTCGCGCAGAGCAATAATGATTTATACAAATCCTAAAATGCATACTCAATTTAAAAGGAAAGGTATGACAGATTTTGTTTGTACAAATACTGTTCAATATGTTATTCGTAAAAACAAATTGTCTGCAATTGTCCAAATGAGATCAAACGATGCTTGGGCCGGTTATAGAAACGATTACGCTTGGCAGAAATATGTTCTTAACAAGTTAGCAAAAGACCTAAATTGCAAAGAAGGTAACATTCATTGGAATGCTGGTAGCTTACACGTATATGAAAATCAATTCTACCTACTAGACCATTATTTAAAAACAGGAGAACACGAGATTACTAAAAAACAATATAATAACAACCTCTAAAAACCCACCACCCAATATGTACAGTATTAAAAAACTAGGATATGACGATTGGAATGACGCGCTTGATGCTTTCTTAGAATATAAAACCAGAGATGTGGAAAAAAACAATTTATCATTTGATGAATGGTATTCTTTTAAAACAAGAATCAAAAAAATTAATGAAAAAATTAAAAATGGGGAAGCATCTTCTAATGTTAATAAACATATAAAAAAAGATATCAAAAAACATAGCGATGACTCTGAAAATTTAACATTAGCAGAAAATGAAATTTTGGAAATGCTGAATAACTTAAATTTAGATGTAAGCATTTCGCCTAGATATAAAGAAGAATCATACTCTGAAAGAATATGCAGAGAAGCGGAAGAGCTAGCTCGCCGCGCCCATATTGGTCAAACTCGCCATAATGGAAACCCTTACATTCATCATATTGAAGATGTTGTTAACATAATTAAATCTAATAGTAATAGCAACACCGCTGAAGCAATTATTGTTGCATGGTTACACGACGTTATTTCAACCACTTCTTACACAAGTGAATTTTTATTAGAGCAATCTTGGGTAACTAAAAGAATGCTTAATGCTATTGAAGAAATTGAAATTGGTTATTTTGAAACATATCAACAGTATGTTAACAGATTAAAAGAAAATAATTTAGCTTGGGTCGTTAAGTTAGCAAAGCTTATGTCTCTTATGGATAATAATCCGACACAAGATGAGCAATTTGAGATTGAAACATTTTGCGATTATCTTGAAGATGAGCCGTAAAATAACTAAATAAAAAGATTTACATTCCCTATAAAATGTGATATAATTAATCATATGAATAAGGAAGCTAAAGAAAGTATTAAGGTATTACGAGAGTGTGCCGAATTACAAACTGCTAAATCAAGAGATTATCAAAATCCTAACAGCCGAATTAAACAAGCTGATTATTATCCACGAGGCATCGCATCTATCTTAGATATTATTTACGCCAAAACTCTTAGAATGTATTCGGTTCTAGAAGCTATGGAATCTGATACTGGATATGAGCCAAACTTTGAATCTCTTGAAGATTCTGGTAAAGATCTTATTAACTATGCATCATTCCTAGTAGCTTATATGAGACATGGTATAGATGGCCAAGATGTTAATAAAGATTTTTTAAATCGAAACGAAAACAAATAGATATATTATGAGAATTGGTATCGGTAAGATCGGTAAGTCTGTATTATTCAATAGTAAAAATTGGGGCGCCGTTGGCGGTGACAATGAAGCTCCTATTTTATATGAACACCTAATAACACAAAACCCTGAGCATACTTTTGTTATGCTTGGTGCTAGTGACTTTGACAGGTTATCTATTGCCGAGCAAGAACGAATTAATGTTCATGGTAATTTCATATATGCTTTCTCTGGGTTTTCCGAATGGCGAAAAAATCAATGGGATAGATCTAAAGCTCAGCATCCTTCAAATGATAGGCAAGAGTTTATGGAAAATATTATTATTCCAAATCCAAAATTTGAAATTGATGCTGGTGTTTTTATGTGCGGTCAAGTTTCAACTACTAATGTTGGGGGTTGGGCTCGTAAACAAACTGATCATACTCAATTAGCAAAGCCACTTGATGTTCAACGAAAGTACGCAGGACCAACAATTCATTATCTTAATAAGTATAAAGAAGTACCATGGCTTATGTTATTAAACGATCCTCGCCTTTATCCTGGGAAGATGAGAGATTTAATGAATCCTCCTAGGAAGATATACTCTCAATATAATAGAAAATGTTTGCATCTTAATAGTCTTGAATATGATAGCTCTGTTAGGGAACAGACTGAAATAGATCAACTATATAAAGGTATTGAAACCACATTTCTAATTGGTAAAGAGAAAGGTAAATCAATTCAAGAAGCACCAACCACATTAGATAGTTTCTTTGGCGAAGCTGAAGAAAAGACAACTGAAAAAGATATTAACTTTATGATTGTTTGTAATGAAGGCAAACCATCGCGCTATCCTGATTTGAAAAAATATATTCTTGAGCATGTTCAAGATGTAAATATTTACGGCCAATGGAATCCTAAAACGGTTGGTGATGATCATAGGTTTAAAGGACCTAAAAAGTTCAACGACCTAATGCAGATGTTGCCAAGAGTTAAATACACATTTTGTATCCCAATTAAAAAAGGATGGGTTACCGCAAAGTTTTGGGAAATGGCTCATTATGGAATTATACCATTCTTACACCCTACATACGATGATCAGAAACATTTAGACGTTCCTGACTTTATTAGAGTAAAAGATTCAAAAGATCTTTTTAATAAAATTAAATTCCTTGAGGAAAACCCTAAGGCTTATGCTGAACTTCGCGATCGGTTAGATGAAATGCTCAAAGAAGAGTATTACGACGGATCTTATATGAACAACTTATTAATAAACGGACTATATGAAATTAAAATCGATTGTATTTGATTTAGATGACACTATTTGTTATCCTAATCATGACCAAAGCGACAGCTATAAAAAGTATGGTTTGGCTAAACCAAATCAATCTATTATTGACAAGATGCAAGCTATGAAAAAAGATGGCTGGCATATTATTATTTCTTCTGCTCGACGAATGGCAACTCATAACGGTAACGTTAGCGCGATCGTTGCAGACATTGGAAAAATAACTATTGATTGGTTAGACCAACATGAAGTACCTTACGATGAATTACATTTTGGAAAACCTTATGCCAATACATACTATGTAGATGATAAAGCTATGACGCTAGATCATTTTGAAAAATGGAACTATAATGAATAAAATTAATTTAATAATACCTGCAGCTGGAGAAGCCACTAGGCTAAAACCACTGTCTAATAATACTTCTAAAATTATGGTTAGGGTTAATGGTAAACCCTGCCTTGATTATATTATTGAACAAGCTAATAAACTCGGAGATGTTCAAGAGATTGTTATTGTTGATGGAAAGTTTGATGATGTTCGTGAATATTGCTCTCTTAAACATCCAGAGGTTTCTTTCATTAAACAAGAAAACCTGAATGGACCTCGTCCAGCTATTGCTTTAGGTTTTACTAAAATTGAAAACGATCTCCCAACTGTCGTATGGTTAGGCGATGCAATTATTCTTGAAGATAATTTACCACTTGGCGAAGATTTTCTTTTATGTAAACAGGTTGACAACCATTCATCATGGTGTATGTGGGATGGCTCTGATTATTATAATAAGCCAGATCAAACCGTTAATGATAGCGTAGCTCTTGTTGGTTTGTATTCTTTTTCAGATGGCGAACAAGCAAAGTATTCGTTTCAATCTGTTAACTCATATGATATTTCAGACGCTTTAGAAAACTATACGGATAAACATATAAAACGTTTTCAAAGAGTTCTTACTAATGAATGGTATGATATTGGAACTCTTAGTGTATATCATGAAACTTGTGGAAAACTATTGAGGCTAAAAAGCCGAGCTTTTAATAACATATCATTTAACGACGAACTTGGAACCGTTACTAAATCTCCAGACTATCATGACAAGCATTCTGTTGATACACTTAACTCAGAGCGGTTATGGTATAAAAATATAACAGCCGAACAGTCATTGCTGGTTCCTAGAGTAATTCCGCATGAGAATGATTTAATAATGTCTTATGAGTCAGGCTCATTATTATCAGACTTAATGTTATATGAAAACTTATCAGAATCTAATTGGAGTTTTATTATTGATAAACTGTTTCGTATTAAATTAAAATACTTTTCAGAACCACTTAACAGAGTTTTAGAAGATGATTTTAGTACACTTGCTAAAATCATCTGGATAGATAAAACAGAAGAACGTTTAGATCAAACTACCTTTGACAAAAAAGAGCGCGAAACTTTAAATGAGATTGCGATAAAAATACATCGCAATACAACTCCTGTTCAAACTCACCATGGCGATTTACATTTTGGAAATGTTCTTTACAACCATTATACAAACCAATTTAAATTAATTGATCCAAGAGGTAATTACGGAGGAGTAATCTCAACACTTGGCGATAACTATTATGATTGGTGTAAATTGGCTCATGATCTTTATCATGGCTATTCGGCGATTGTTGCAAATGTTAAACAAAACAAAATTGTAAAGAAAGTTTTTATTGAGAAGTTAAAAGAATATAAACTTCCCATAAATGATATAGTAGACGGCGGCTTGTTGTTATTAGCAACATGCCTACCATTACACTATGATGACTCTGATAGACAAAAAAGAATATCAAAATACGTAAGTAAAACATTAAAACAAAATAAATGAAAAAAGAAGATATAACATATGGTTCAATCGTACCTCTTATTGGTGGCGAAAGTTTAGCGATACAAAACGTATTAAATGATAAACACCCTGAGTGGGTAATATCTTATAGAGCGTTTGAAGAAAACGATTCTCATTATATGAATCATATTAGAAACCAAGGGTATGAAGGAGATTATGTATTTCTTGATGAAGACACTAGTTATGCGCCTAAGCAGGTTGACGTAGTTAATACGGTTTGTCCTTGTGCAGGCCTTTCATCTTTATCAACAACATCTTCTGCAGAATCTGCAACAAACGATTGGTTATATCATACATCTGAATACATTCTTGAGAAAGTTAAACCAAAAGTATTCTGGGGTGAGAACGCGCCACGTCTTGCTATGTCAACTGGAGTGCCTGTTGTCGCTAAGCTAAAAGAAATTGCAAAGAAGCATGGTTATACATTTAGTATTTACAAAACCAAGTCTTTGGTTCAAGGTTTCTCTCAAGTTCGTGATAGGACTTTCTATTTCTATTGGAAAGACGAAGCCGTTCCTTTGTTTGATTTTATTCATCGCCCACACCAAAAAATCGAAGATCTACTAAATGGAGTTGAGCATACTAAAGACGACCCAATGAATCAAGTGATTAATAAAGACACCCCATCTGAGTTTTGTCTATATGAATATATCCTTAAAGAAATTCATGGTGGTATTTCTCATGCAGAATTTGTTGAGCAACTTCCAAAATCAACTAACGCCTTTCTTTATATTGAAGAACATGATTCATATGAAAAACTAATCCCTTGGTTAAAAGAGCGAGGTCATGAACGTTGGGCTAATACCGTTGGGCGAATGAATGATAAACTTAAAGTTGGTAAAGGCGTAATGAGAAGAACTATTACTTGGCCCAAGGATTATATTGGAGCTTTTGTTGGACATCTTCCTCTATTCCTTACTCACCCAACAGAAGATCGTTACTTAACAGTTCGTGAGTGTATGGAAATTATGTATTTACCAAATGACTTTCAGTTACTTAATACTAAAAAGTGGAATCATATTTGCCAAAACGTTCCAATTAAAACAGCGGAAGACATGATGAACCAGGTAGTAAAATATTTACAAGGCGAACTTGATAAGATTGATACGACTTATGTCTTACAGGATAATAAACGAAAACTGTGGGAAGCCGAAAAAAATCACGTGACTGCTTCATTAGAAGACTTCACATAATAATAATATTTAATGATTTACATTCATTAAAAAATAGATTATAATATTAACAGCAACAAAATAAAACTATATGTCATTACTAGATAAACTAAAAAAGAACTGCCGAGTAAAAGAAGCCGACGTCCTAGCCGATAGCCAATTTTACGCGGAGAAGGATATGATTCCAACACCAGTGCCGATGATTAACGTCGCGCTTAGTGGAAAAATGGATGGGGGTTTAACAAGCGGGTTAACCGTATTGGCTGGGCCTTCTAAACACTTTAAAACTTCATTTGCTCTACTAATGGCAAGTGCTTATTTAAAACAACATAAGGACGCGGTTCTAATGTTTTATGATTCAGAGTTTGGTTCTCCGCAAGCATACTTTGAAAGCTTTGGTATTGATATTAACCGAGTACTTCATATTCCTATTAAGAATGTCGAAGAACTGAAGTTCGATATGATTAACCAATTTGAAGATCTAGATCGCAAAGATAAAGTTATTGTTATTATTGATTCGATTGGTAACCTTGCATCTAAGAAGGAGATGGACGACGCTATTAACGAAAAGAGTGTCGCTGATATGAGCCGAGCAAAATCCATTAAGGGTTTATTCCGAATGGCTACTCCTTACTTAACAATGAAAGACATTCCTCTGATTGCAGTTAACCATACATATCAAGAGATGGGGTTGTTTCCAAGAGCGGTTGTATCTGGAGGAACCGGAATTTATTATTCGGCAGATACCATTTGGATTATTGGTCGTTCACAAGATAAAAAAGGAACAGAGATTCAGGGTTATCACTTTAACGTTGTAGTTGAGAAAAGCCGATTCGTTAAAGAGAAAAGCCGTATTCCAATTACAGTGAGTTGGGAAGGTGGAATTCAAAAATGGAGTGGCCTGCTTGATGTTGCGATTGACGGAGGTTATGCTACAAAACCAAAGAACGGATGGTACATGGCAAATAACCCAGAGACGGGTGAAGAACTGCATCCTGTTAACCGTCGTGCCGCCGACACTCTTAATAAAGAGTTTTGGGAACCTATCTTTGAGAAAACTGACTTTGCCGATTTTATTAAAAACAAATTTACGATTGGTTTACATGATATGTCAGGTGATGAAGCTGAAGTGGTTGTAGATGCCGCTCTTGAAACTGAAACTATTGAAGAAGATGCTTGAAGAAGGATCAGACTATGAAATTGTTTCCCATGGTAAAATTAAAGACCATGCTTCAATTAAAATTCTTAAAGGAGAATATGAAGGCGTCCAATATAGTTATGGGAAAATCTCATTTGAATTAAAGGACGTTGATGGTATGGAACTGCCAGTATTAAAGTTCATTTATGAAATTGATAAACATCCTGAAACAATAGAAAAAGAAACCTTAGAAAAAGACCAATATTTTACATCTTATATTGGAACTATATTAGATAAAATATTAATAGAACAAGGTCAAACAGATAAGCATGAATAAATCTTTCGAGGAAATTATATTAACAAATTTAATTAATAATGAGAAGTTTTGTAGAAAATCATTACCTCATATTAAATCAGAATATTTTGATAACCAAGAAAAAGCAGTTTATGATTTAATCGTTAACTTTATTTCTAAGTATAACAAACTACCAACAAGTAACGTTCTTTTAATTGAACTTCAGAATTCTGAATATAGTAATCGTAGCGATGTAAATGAAATATATCAAACAATTACTAATTTAGAACAAGCTGATAATAGCGATGAAGATTGGTTGTTAGAAAGTACTGAAACATGGTGTAAAGATCGAGCAGTTCATAATGCAGTAATGGAAAGTATTTCTATTATTGATGGAAAGAGCCCAGATAAAAACGAAGGTATTATTCCAGAGATTTTAAGTAAAGCTCTTTCAGTAACATTTGATACGGCTGTTGGCCATGATTATATTGGCGATGCTGACTCTCGATTTGATTTTTATAATAGAGATGAAGAAAAGCTACCATTTGATTTAACAATGTTTAATGAAATCACCGGCGGTGGTTTACCTAATAAAACATTAAACATTATCCTTGCAGGAACTGGTGTTGGTAAGAGTTTGGCTATGTGCCACCTTGCTGCAGATGGAATTTCTCAAGGAAAGAATGTTCTTTATATAACAATGGAAATGGCTGAAGAGCGTATCGCTGAACGTATTGATGCTAATTTGTTTGATGTAAGGATTGATCAACTTGATACGCTTTCCCGTGAAAACTTTAATTCTAAAATAAAGAAAGTTTCTGATAAAGTTAAAGGTCAGTTGATTATTAAAGAATACCCAACTGCTGGAGCTCATGTTGGTCACTTCAGAGCTTTGATAACAGAGCTTAAAATGAAGAAACAATTTGTACCAGATGTTATCTTTATTGATTATCTAAACATTTGTGCTAGTAGTAGAATTAAAGGTTTAAGCGGAGGCGTTAATACATATTCTTTAATTAAAAGTATTGCTGAAGAAATTCGTGGTTTAGCAGTTGAGTGTAATGTTCCAATTTGGAGTGCTACTCAGGTTACTCGTTCTGGGTTTAATAATTCCGATGTTGACTTAACTGATACATCAGAAAGTTTCGGCTTACCTGCCACAGCTGACTTAATGATTGCTTTAATTAGTAATGAACAGTTAGAAGGAATGAATCAAATAATGGTAAAGCAATTGAAGAATCGTTATAATGATCCAAGTAATAATAAACGGTTTGTCGTTGGAGTAGATAAATCTAAGATGCGTTTATATGATGTTGCTGACCCAACTCAAGATATATTAGATGATTCTAAAATAGCAGGAGCACAAGTTGGTAATAGTGATGCCATGCATAACATTGGTAAGAACGCAGACTTCTCTGGTTTTAAAGTTTGAAACTTTATAAATAACTAAAATTACTATTACACTAAATGGATATTAACAAACTAGGATTCAAGGATTTCGTATTAACCGAAGGTATTTCATCAGGCTCTATTGAGAAAGCTACCTTTTTAATGATTAAGTATTTAAAAAAGAAGACGGGTTTAAACCTTTTCGCAATGCCAGAGCTAGAGCAATATAAAGGATCTGCTGGTAAAGGATTTGGTTTACGTTTGTTCGCTAATAAGAATGGAATCTCTGTTCGATTAAACTTCTCTTCAACAAGAGCTCAAACGAATGCATTAACCGGATTTGATGTTTGGTTAGGAGACGGTAAACCATCAACACGAGTTGAGTTTGCTAATATGACAAGCGTTGTTAAAATCCTTCCTATTGTTGCTGAAATCATTAATAACAAAGGTTCAAACAGTAAAGTAGTTTATACTATTCCAGATGGAGTTCCTTTAAATGAAGGATACGCATATGGAACGGATTCCATTCTTTTAAAAGAAGCCGCTGGTAATGATGTTCCAGCAATGTTTGATGATATTGTTGATATGATTGTTACTCCTAACTTTTCAAAAGGGAAGATCTATAGGAAATATAAAAGTGCTGGAGTTAAAGTATTCGAAGCTCTTGAAGAAGTATATCCAAAGAACATTACCAAGCAAGGCGTTAAATATGTATTTAGCGGTAAGCCTGCAGAAGTACAAAAGATCAAGAAAGATAAATCTAAAATTCTTGAAATGATTGGCGCTAACGAAGGTAAAGTAACTAAAGGGAGTGCTAAAGAAACATATGCTGATAATTCAAATGCAGATGAGCTTTTAAATGATAGAGAACGATTAAGTTTTGAAGCTCAGTTAGAAGATCTTGAGAATCTATTGAAACTAACCATTAATGGCGCAGCGAACGCAATCTTTATTGCTGGGCGTGGCGGAGTTGGTAAAACGTTTACTACAGAAAAGATTCTTGGTGAAATGGGTTATAGAGATGGAGCTGGTTACTTTAAGAACACTGGTTCTGCTTCTGCCGCTGGTATGTATTCCCTCTTATTTAAATATAAGAATGATATTATCTTCTTTGATGATTCTGACGATGCTCTTAAAGACCAAGAAAGCCGTAACCTTTTAAAAGCTGCAACCGATACCAAAAAGATTCGTAAACTCGTTTGGAACAAGATGGGTAAGAATGTTGCAGAGCCTGATGAAATGACTGACGATGAAATCCTTGATGCTGGATTAATTCCACGTTACTTTGAATTTACTGGTAAGATCATCTTTATCTCTAACCTTAAGATGAACAAACTTGATCCTGATGGCGCACTAAGAACCCGCGCATTTATTATTGATATTGATCCAACCGAAGGCGAAATTTACGACTTCATGGATAAGATCGTCGGTAAGATTACTTTAGAAGACGGGCTTAATCTTGATTTAACAGAACGTAAACGAGTAGTTAATCTATTAAGAAAAGGAAAGAGTAAACAATCATCAAACCTTCGTAAGCTATCCCGTGGTTTAAATATGGCCGCTGGAGCTTTAAAAGCAGGAGTTGCTGTAGCTGATAAAGAACTAGCTCGTATGATTGAGCTATACGCTTAATAAAATAAATGAAATCATTTCAAACATTCCTCATTGAGGGAACTAAATTAACTCCGCGCGAATTAAAGAAGCCTGCAACGGGCGGACTAAACGCAGGAGTGGCTCGTACCGAAATACTTGCTAATAAAATTAGAAAACAGGAACCACTAACATTATCAAATGGTAGTAAGTTTGAAGTGGTTGACTCTGTTGGAGCTTTAGCTTCTATTGAGCAATTTAGAAAAGACGGTAAGGCATTTGAATTAATTGGGAAAGGCGGAACTAAGGTTTCTTCTTCAGATTTATTAAAAACTCCTGAATTTGGTGGTGGTTCTGGCGCAGGCGGTGGCACAAAGAATACTGCCATTGGCGAATCTGCTCAATGCGTATGGATGGCAGCAATGCTTGATATTGGTTATGATAAACCAATGGAAAGTTTTACTGACGAGGTATTAACTAAAGCATTTAAAAAAGTAAGTGTTGGTAAAACCTCCTTAAAGGAAATTTTAAGTATTGATGAAAGTTGGAAAACGTCTTCTTACTTAACTGCTCAATATGCAATTAAAGATCGTATTATTGAAAAGGGCATGTCCTTTCACAGAGATGATTCTCTTATGAAAGCCATTTATAGCGCTAAGAATAATGCTTTTAAGAATAACGATTTTAAACCATTGACTGATGATAAATGGAATCCTGGCGATATCTGGGTAGCAGACGACGATTTTAAAGTATCGGAATTAAAAACTCATACGGTTGAACATTTTAATGACGACATTCTTGATTTATATTTACAACGTAGACTTGTTGGTATTTCATTAAAGAAAGTTTCTAAAGGAGTAAAGGGCGTTGAAAAAAATGTTTCGCGGCCTCCAGAAACTGAAGATTATAAATTTGTAGGAGCTCATATTAAAGCTTTAGTTAGAGGTGAATGGTATACTAGTAAAACTAATTATATTACTTACATTGGTGGTCAACTTGATATAAGAGCAAACAGTGGCTTTGGATCTCATAAAGTTGAAATTAAAGGCAAAGGCGCTCGAGGCGGTGGCGCATCTTGGGGTGTTATGTCAGATGCGGCAAAACGCATTTATAGAAAAGAACTTCCTAAGAATACAAAAATAAAAAAGGAAGCCCAGCAGATTGCTTCTGGCGATAAGCGCGCAGTTCAAAACTTTACTAAGTTATTACAAATCACTGATAAGAACATATCTAATGCAGAAGTAACAGAGAAATTGGCAGCTCTTGGTAAGAACTCTGATATTTGGATCCACGGTAAACTAGGTGGCCTTTATGTATTAGAACTAATTTCAAAAGGCGGCCAAAAGGCAAATAAGTTTATTACTCAGATAATTAATTACGCTGGTAGTTCTACTTCAGATTCCAGCGCGTATATTATTTTAAAAGAGAAATAATATTCTATTAAGCCTGGAAGTAAAAAGAAAAATCCTTTTATTAGTATCAAATGAAGCTACTAACATTCATACTAATAGCTATAGCACTAGCACTCACCTCATGCGGTCTCGCACCTCCTGAGTGTATGATTGGGCATTAATTAATCTTCGACCCAAACCGCGGCCAAAGATACTCGAGCAAGACTTTCAGTCGATTGCGCGACAAATGAAATGCTGCTATTTGGTGGAACTACAATTCTTAGATCCTCAAGATTAATCGAAGAACTTCCCCCGCCAGGGATTTCAAACATGTAAATGGGTAGATTACTGTCAACTTCTGTGCTTACATTTCCTATAGTATCTGAATAATATACAGATGAATTTTCCTCGCTTCTTGTTTTATACTCAAGCTCAGGTAATTCATTAAAATTATAATATATTGCTACAAGTACAGGCGTTCCACTTGGGTTTGTTTTGAAAGCCGCATTAACAGTTTTTAATAAAACTTCTCTAGTATTAATTTTATTCTTATAAATTAATCTATTATGTAAAGTTAATACATGATGATAATCATCTGCAGATAAGTTAGGGTTTTCATCATATGTAATTGATGCAGCAGTTGGCAGTTTTGTATTTTCTATTAAACCTTCAATTGCACCTAACATAGAACCGCCTGATACATAAATATCAGTTCCAGTTCCGCCTAAACTTGCCGCGATCCAACCGACTTTTAACGATGGGTTATCAACGTGAACATCATCATAATTATTTGCATATTTTATTTCATGGAAAACAATCATGTCTCCATTTAACGGGTTTTCAATAGAGAATCTAATTTGCCCAGCACCAAGCCATCTAAAATTAATTTGAAAAACGTTTAATTTAGTTGGATTTAATGTTGCTCCACTAAAACCGTTCCCATCAAGAGTATCACCATTAAAGTCTTCTTGGTATGTCCAATTATTAATATGATTTACGCCACCTTGAAGAACTGAAAGAGTAGCAGTAACGCCAGTTGAATCTGTATCAGAAAAAGAAAATGTTCCGGTTTTAGGCCCAACCCCGGTTGATAAAAAACAAACTTTATCAACAGCATATTCTAAAATCCAAAAATCACTTATAATAGCATGATGTATTTTTCTTGCCACATCATTGACAGTATCTCCTGCTAAGACCGCAATAACAAAATCTTCATCATTTAATGTTACGGTAATATTTCCAGGTGTCGTGACTGAATTACTAATAACGATATTATGAATATGAGCTTTACCCTTATTCTGTAAAAGAACTCCAAATTTATCACCATCAAAGCCAACCTGTATAGCTTGCTCTTGCGCAAAGAATCCCGCTCTTTGAGTATAACCGATGGCTCCTTCTGTAAATTGAGCAGTGAACCGTGTTAACGCGCCCTGCCCTGGTCTATATCTTACTGATCTTTTTGATCTAATAACGCCATAACCACCCAATGAAGTTCCGGTTCTACATTCTAGTAAAGTGTTTGAGGCTATTGCAGATCCACTCTCAGATTCATAAGACTCAAATAGTCTTTCATCTAAACCATATAAACCATCCAATTGAAATACCGGCGTAATAGGAACACTTACATGTTCTCCAAATGCGCTTACTGCTGAAGCGCTTGATGTTTTAACTGGATTACCATATTCATCAACCGCTAATGACGCCTCAAAAAGCGAGGTATTATCATTAAGATAATTTTGAGAAGTTCTATTCCACTGAGCCATACCTTTATTTATACAAATAAATAACTTTATGAAGAGGATACGGGTATATGGTTGTTTGGACAAACCTAAGTTAAAAAAAGAAATACGTGAAGCTGCGTCTCTTTTTATTCAAGATCTTTTACCACGTAAACGCAAGTATGATATAACAATAACAATATCTTCAGGTTTATCTAAAAAAGTAGGATCCTTTGGAGAATGCTGGTCATGGTCTCGTAATGAATATACAGTTAAGATCGACGGATCTCAAACAAAGGAAAATATTTTTAAAACACTTGCTCATGAATTTGTACACGTTAAACAATTCTCAGTTGGAGAATTAAAATTCTTAACTAAATTTGATGTTTGGCAAGGGACCGTATATTACCATGGAGCTAAATACGAAACTCTTCCATGGGAAAGGGAAGCAACTCAATATGAAAAAATTCTATATAACAAACATATTGTCAATAAAAGACAATTATAAATACTAAATAAATGAAGTCCTTTAAAGAATATATTGGTGAAGCTGCTAAAACACAAAAGCAGTTCATTGCTCACCTTGATAAAATGCCACCACTCAAATTTCTTGAACTTGCAAAACGCCTTGATAAAGAAATGGGCGGAGTTCTTTCAAAGGATAATGCTGAGATCAGAGAGAAGATGGATGGTTCAGCTCTTCGTATTGGTTTAGATGAGAAGGGGCGATTCTTTGCTCAAACTTCTACATCGCCTTCATTTTTTAACTTTGGCGATTTTAGAAAGCGTTTTTCTAAGCATGGTGAAGAAGCCGCACTTATGGGAGACAAGTGGGATGATATTTTTAAAATGATAAAGAGTGACTCCAAGGTTAATGCCATTCTTAAAAAGTATAATACTAAAAACGGTATTAAGGTTGTTGGAGAGATTATGTATCCTCCGCTTGGTATTGATTTACTTGATAAAATGCGATTTATTCGTATTGATTATGAGAAGAAAAAACTTGGTTCTGATTATACCTTCGTTCCTTTTTACGTTATGGATAATGAAAATAACATACATCCAAAAGAAAAAGAAATCTTTAAAGAACTATACAAGATATCAAATTCTAAACGTAAATATGTCAATACCGTTGTTTTAAAGGATAAAGACATTAATATTAAAACGGATTTGAGTATTGTAAACAACGATCTTGTTAAGAAATATAAAAATTTAAATGATGTATTGGTATCAAGGAAGCATATAGATCGTGAGTTAAAAACAAAAATCAAAGATGAGATTTTGCTGCTACAACGAAAGCTTGCTGCTAAAATACTTTCATATGTTGATGGCGGTCTGTTAGGAAAAGATTTCGAAGGAATTGTAATTAAACTAAGTGACGGTTCCTTAATTAAAATTATTTCTGACAAGTTTAAGAACACAACCTTTGATAAAAACCGTTAATAAATACTAATACAATGCTTGCATATAAACAATTTTTAGAAAATAAACGGCAGCTGTCTGAAGGTGGTAATGCTGTTAAAGGAGTCGGACCGATTAATCAAGAGAATTCTATTCCTACATATAATAAAATTCTTAGTGAGTTTTTGCCAAAGCTTAAACTTAAAGATAAACATGTAGCGAGTCTTGGCTCTACTGGTAAAAAAGGACCAAAGCAAACCTCAGGCGATATTGATATTGCTCTTGATGCTACCGAGCTTTTAAAATCAAATAAGATTGACACATATGCAGATCTAATGGATTTTATTGTTGTTACAGTTAAATCTTTAGGATATGATTATAAAGATATGCGTAGTATTGGTATTGTTAGTATTGCATATCCAATTGTTAATGACGATAAGTTACAAGCAGATAAACTTGTTCAAGTAGACTTTATGGTTGTTGAAAATCTTAAACATGCAACATGGGCTTTTCACAGTCCTTCATATCTTGAGTCCAATCTAAAGGGTTTATATAGAAACGAATTAAACTTTGCTGTCGCTAAATATGCTGGATTTAAAGTAACTGAAAGAGACAAAGAAAGCAAAGAAGCCGTTACATGGCAGCGCTTTTGGTGGGATATTAAACGAGGCTTAAGTAAAGGAACACAAACTCGATTAAGTGCAAAAACTGGTAAAATTGTAAAAGGCACTAGACCGTTAACAAAAAACGATATTTCTGATGAGCCTGATGATATTGTTAAGTTCCTATATGGAGAGAAATATAAAGCAAGAGATATTTTAACTTTTGATGATGCTCTTAATGCTATTATGAGTAATGATTTTCCTTATAAGAAACAAAGGAAGACTATTTTAAAAGCTGCATCCGAATCTATACAAAAGAAAGGCTTCCCTATTCCGAAGCAAATGGCCAAATATATATAACATATAACAAACGATGGAAGAATTTCAAAAAAACGATATGGCTGAAGGCCGCTCATGGAAATCTATAGGACACTATACCGCAGATGGTAAAGAGTGGGCTGGAGATCAGCATGCGCATAATGGTCAAATAATGACTGGTAAGACGCATGATAAAAATAGTGTTTACTTATATCATTATAAAGAATTATCTGCTGAAGTGAGAAAAAAAATCGATGCAGAAATTGAAGAAGCAGAAAAGGATTTACGCTTACGTGACCTTGAAGTTGTTGATCCAACCGATGGCAGTTGGGGCGATGAAATGGGCTTCTTAAATCGTCGATATATGAAACGTCATAATTCGTATGTTACTGAAGATTCCGAAGACGAATGCTATAGTGAAGCGCTAACTGCTATTCAACGAATTAAGCGTAGAGCGATAATGCGTAAAAGCAAAGCGGCTATTGCTCGTGGACGACGTCGTTCTGAAAAGAAAAAACCAACACTTAAGGTAATGAAGAATAGAGCTTTGAAAGCTGCTAGGAACCTTTTATTTAAAAAGTTGGCGGGTCAACGATCAAAAGATGAGTTGAGCTTTTCTGAAAGATCTAGAATTGAAAAGGTTCTATCAAAAAAACAAGGTAAGATCAAAGCGATTGCTAAAAAGATTTTACCAAAATTAATCCAAAAGGAAAAAGAGAAGCGCGCTAAAAAAGCAGCAGAAAAGAAATAATGAAATCATTTAAAACATTTATTAAAGAAAAGGAAGTCAAAACATTGGTGACTACCTTTGGCCGTTTTAACCCGCCACATGTTGGACACGCCGTAAACTTTAAAGAGTTAGCAGCAGCAGCTAAAAAAGAAAAAGCGGATTATAGAATTTACTCTTCGCAGTCGCAGGACGCTAAAAGGAATCCATTAGGATATGAAGAAAAAATTAAATTTCTTAGAAAGCTTTTTCCTCAACACGCTCGTAGTATTTACTTAGACAAAAAGGTTAAAAACCCATTTGATGTTGCTAAACAAGCTTATGCAGATGGTTATGAGAAACTTGTTATTGCGGTTGGGCCAGATCGTGCGAACGAATTTAAAGATATGTTATTGAAATATAACAAAGAAGGCGGTATATTTTATTTTCCTGCCGGTATTGAAATTGTTGATACTGGAAAGGGTAAAAGGATTTCAAGCGCCACTCTTATGAGAAAGTCTGTAGAAAATAATGACCTTGCAACCTTTGCTAAAAATCTTCCTAAAACATTTAAAGAAGTTGAAAAGTTATTTAATGCAGTAAGGAAAGGAATGGGTTTAAAAGAATCTACCAACTTCCGCAAACATATTGATATAAATCCAAATGAAGCGCGTGAGCGTTTTTTCAATAAGGAAATCTTTAATGAAAATGATAAAGTTATAAGTATAAAGGATAATAAAACTTATACTATTAAAGAGCGCTTTAGTAATTACGTTAGCGCAGCTGATGGCACCACTATTAAAAAGTTTTTTATAACAGATATAATCCCTATTAATGAAAACCCTTAAACTTATAATTTTATCTAGCTATATTTTTATTGGGACGTCGTGTGTTCGTCCTCACTCAATAAACCTGCAAATGGAACAACTTCCAGCCGAAGAATTAGAAACAACTTTAAACCTTAAATGGAAACTTTAACAAACAAATAAAATGAAAAAACTAACAGATATTTTAGAAAACAAAAATGTTATCTTAGACGAGAATAGCGACGCTAGCTTAGAAATCCTATTAAACGAAGCCGATGCAAAACCGCCAGAAAATACTGATGTTGGTATTGTTCTTTCAAGACTATCAGATATGATTTCAATGTCAGACGACTTATATGATACTGCATCTTCTCTTGAAGAGATTGATAAGGAAACTGCTGATACTGTTGAATCCACATATAATTCTCTTGATGAGTTATATGCTATGTTTGATGATAAGTATGATATCTTTAGATCTGATTTTGATATGGGTGACATTGAAATGGATGAAGATTTCCGTATTAGTTTAGATGATCTATTAAATGAAGCGACTGATGAGTTATCAGAAGCATTCTTACGTTTGCCTGGCCATTTTATTAATAACGAATTATATGGAGTAGAACGAGATCTTAATACTTTTATTAAGGGTTTGCAAAATGGTAATGATGTTAATATGAAAGAGCTTAATAAAATCATTAAGATATTACAAAGCGCTAAGAAGGAAGTTAAGAAATTCAATAAGCCTGAAGAGGTTCCTGTTAGTTTTCAATATAAAAAAGAATCTATTGAAGAAGCAAAACGTCGAAACCAAGGGCTTACTGATTTATTCCATAACCTTGCTGCAGTTGAAAGACAACTACGTCCTAACAGCCCTATTCACAGGTTAGTTGAAAAGACCGCTGAGGGTAATTATACTGCAGAATTTAAGAAGATGCAAAAATTGGTTGCTCCTCTTGTTAAAATGTGGGATGACATTGAAGCGGACTTAGACACAGACTACCCTCGCGAATCTATTGAAGAAGCTAAGATGTCGCCTGAAGATACTAAGCTCGCACAGGAAATTATCAAGAGCGAAGATGAAAGGGTCAGCGTTACTTATGGTCAAAAACTAAAAGTTGCTCGACAAAAGCTTATTAAAAAATATGGTAAAGATTGGGCCAAAATGGTTGAATCTATTGAAGAAGCTGGAGGTGATTGGGTTGTCGTTGATTTAAATACTAAGAAGGTTACGTATGTTAAATCATATGACGCTGCTTCAAAGTATGTGAAGAAGAACGGTGGAGTAATTGCAAGCGCTGAATATTATGTTGATAACAAAAAGAAGTTTGAAGATACCTCGTTTGAAGGAGAGCCTCTTGATGAAGACAAGTATACCGATCTTGGTTTAAGCGTATCCCATACTCTAAACATGGCTCAAACCTTTTGGTATAAGTTAGGCGGTAAAGCTCAAATTGATCAAAAGAAATATGCTAAGCTTGAAGCTGATTATGTTAAAAGAGGTAAAGTAAAAGTAAAGCTTGATGATATTGGTAAAGTTACATTCAAGAATGTAACACACCATCTGACATTTAAAGATAAGAGTAAAGCAATGTTCCACGTTTCTGATAAAGCCGGTACACCAACTGTGCTTGGAAGTTTTGATTCTCTAAGTGTTAATGGTAAGAAAGGCAATATGTTCCATTCTGCTATTAAAGATAAAGATTTAGATTTAACTTTTACAGAATCTATTGAAGAAGCTGTTTCTGGTTCAACACTTTCCATTCTAAAGAAGGTCGGTTTTAAAGAAGCTCCAGTAGATAATACAACAACAAAGGTTGTTAATTCTCTTTCTGGTAAAAAACTTAAACTGACTCAACTGTTTGGTATATCAATGCGAGCTGGTAAGTGGGCTGATATCTTTGTTGGTTCTACCGAAGATGGTAAATATTTCGTGGTTGATCCATCTGGAACTACTATCTTTAATAAAGAATCTGAGTTAGTAACCGCTTTAAAGTCTGCGGCACTTGGTGAATCTATCAACCACTTTTTAAAGGGCGGTAAAGACCTTAACGACATCGTTGGTTAATCTTTAATAATCCTTATATATAATTATATAAGGTTAATATGACAAAGGAAAATAAAAAATTAAATTTAAACAATTTCTCATTATATGCAGCGCAGCATTATACTAATCCAAGAGTATTAAACGTTGACGAATTTTATGAAGATTTGAATAAATTTAAATATGTAAAGAAACTATTTACCAAATATAAAAACTCTGGCGACTTAAAAGAAAGATTAATATTAAATCATATAATTTCAATATATAATGTTTTTAACATCGAGGCTGCAACTAAAATGTGCTTCTTTAAAATGGACGAAGAATCTCATCCTGCGTTAAAAACGTTCTTGTTATACTTAAACTATATTCAGGAGCGCGAATTTATAAATATTCCATGTGATCTATACGTTGTAAAAAAACTAAATAAAATATAAAACAAGTGGGATTCCTATTCAAAGCGGCCGATACATTTTTTGCCTTACGATTTTTAAGGTTATTAACCATGCCTTGGACTAAAACTGGCGCTTTTGAAAATGGTATTATAGACAAAAATGGTAAGGTAATTAAAAAGCCAGAGACTCCTAAGGAAAAGGAAGTGTATAACTTGTTTCATAAATTGGTTTTTAATATTAAACGGTTATTAAATAAAATCCCATTTGGTAAATCAACGCTTGCTAGTTACGCCGCCGGATTATATTTGATTAAGGAACATACCGGAATGTCTGAGCTATTAATGGGAGAGCTCCTAGAAGAAGCGTTTGGTTATAATCCAGCAACTGATATTGATTTAAATGAAGATATTGAAGACACCCGTATTCAATCTGGTAATTATTTTTTAGGTGAAGATTTGTTTTTTGCAAATGGTAATATGCTTACACCGGTTGGTAATACAACATTAACAATTAATGAAAACTCTACTAATATGATTGGAACTATATTTAATATTCCAATTTATAAAGCAAAGGATAATAAAACCAACCAATTCGTTTTGGTTACCACTAACAACATAACAAAAATATAAAATGGATATTAACGAGACAAACGAAGATACGCCAAGCATGACGACATCTACTACAGCAACAACCAACGGAGGACCTTCTAAGAAAGGCTCATATAATCAATACAACCAAGGTGATAATTGGAAAATTTTTGATGTTGATACGGATTGCTTTGAAAAATTTAGAAGTGGACGTAAGAAGTTCGAAAGATGGGCCCGCTTTTTAAACATGGACAACGAAACACACAAATCAATTTATGATTATGCGTCAAAGCATTCAAAAAATACTATAGTTTTACGCTGTTCAGAATCAGGCGCACTTCGAGCAATTCGACGTCGTTCTAGTAACGGTCTGTAAATAACCACAGTTTGTTATTTACAAATCGCTTAGTTATGATATAATTATACTATCATAACGAAATCAACCCGTGCCTGTAATAAGCACAAAACCACAAAACTATAGTAACCTAAATGAGCAATCCCACAATCTTTGATGAGCAGGTAAGCAGAAAACCTAATCATTATCCATGGACCGAAGCCTTTATTGAAAGCATGCACAACGGCTTTTGGACCGACAAAGAATTTAGTTTTAAAAGTGATATCCATCAATTTAAAACAGTCCTAACCGAACAAGAACAACAAATTATTATTCGTGATCTAAGCGCGATTGGTCAAATTGAAGTTGCTGTAAAAACATTTTGGGCTAAGCTTGGAGAGAACCTTCCACACCCATCACTTCAAGATCTTGGGTATGTTATGGCCAACACTGAAGTTATTCATAACAATGCTTATGAACGTCTTATTTCTATTTTAGATATGGAGGATGTGTTTGAAGAGAATCTTAAATTGGATTTTATTCAAGGCCGAGTTAATTATCTTAAGAAATATACTCACCGGTTCTATAAAGATAGTAAGAAGCAATACTTATATGCTATTACATTATTTACTTTGTTTGTTGAGAACGTTTCGTTGTTTTCTCAATTCTACGTTATTAACTGGTTTGCTCGTTATAGAAACGTTTTAAAAGACACTGATCAACAAGTAAAATATACTCGTAATGAAGAGCGTATCCACGCAATGGTTGGTATGAAAATTATTAATACCATTCGTGAAGAGCTTCCTGAGTTATTTGATGATGAACTTGAAGAGCGTATTGTTGCTGCAGCGCATGAAGCGTTTAAAGCCGAATCCAAAATTATTGATTGGGTCGTTAATGGTATTGACGAAGAAGGTTTATCTGCTCCAATTCTAAAAGAGTTTATTAAGAATAGAATTAATGCAAGCATGGGCGATATTGGTTTTCAAAAGCCATTTGAAATTGACGAAAAATTGCTTGAATCTACTATGTGGTTTGAAGAAGAACTTCATGGTAATAATATGACTGACTTCTTCCATAGCAGACCTGTTGAATATTCTAAAAAGAGCCAATCTTTTGATGAAGATGACTTGTTTTAATATGTATATATAATTTAACAAATGATTGATAACGAATTAAACATCGATTGGCTTAATAAAGATTCTCGTAAATTTCTTGAAAGAGGTTACTTAATTGAGGGCGAAACACCAGAGCAAAGGATGCGTGATATTTCTACTCACGCTGAAACACTTTTAGGTATTAAAGGGTTTGCTCTTAAATTTGAAGATTACTTACATAAAGGATTTTATTCTCTTTCGAGCCCTATTTGGAGTAACTTTGGAAGAACTCGTGGTTTACCTATTAGTTGTTTTGGATCTTATATTGAAGATACTCTTGAATCTATAACAGGCCATAAGCTTGCTGAAATCTCCATGATGACAAAACATGGCGGAGGAACTTCTGCTTACTTTGGCGCATTACGTGGACGAGGAGCTAAGATTGGTGAGGATCAAGGGACAAGCACAGGAGCCGTTCACTTCATGGAACTATATGATAAGTTGATGAATGTCGTATCACAGGGAAATGTCCGTCGTGGATCCTTTGCGGCATACCTTCCAATTGATCATCCAGATGTTGAAGAGTTTCTTAAGATTAGAAGTGATGGTCATGAGATTCAAGATATGTCAATTGGCGTTTGTGTATCAGATGACTTCATGAAAACAATGCTTGAAGGCGACAAAGAGAAACGTCGTATCTGGGGATTGGTTATTAAGAAACGTTTTGAAAGTGGTTATCCATATATCTTCTTTACGGATAACGTAGAAAATCAAAAACCACAAGTTTATAAAGATAAAGATAAACGCATCCACGCAAGTAACCTTTGTAATGAAATTTACTTAAGCACTGATAAGGATGAAAGCTTTGTGTGCAACCTTAGTTCATTGAACTTAGAAAAATGGGATGAGATTCAAGAGACTGACGCTATTGAAACACTGATCTATTTTCTTGATTCGGTAATGACAGAGTTCATTGATAAAACTGAGGGTATGCCATTTATGGATTGCGCTAGAAGGTTTGCTAAAAACCAACGAGCTCTTGGATTAGGCGTTCTTGGATGGCATAGTTATCTTCAATCTAAAATGATTGCATTTGAAAGTCTTGAAGCTCAATTACATAATACTCAGGTCTGGTCAACAATTCGAACAAAAGCTGATAAAGCTACTGCCGAACTTGCTGAGATATATGGCGAACCTAAACTGCTTGAAGGTTATGGTAAAAGAAATTCAACGACATTGGCGGTTGCTCCAACAACTTCTTCTAGTTTTATTCTTGGACAAACAAGTCCAAGTATTGAACCACTTAATAGTAATTACTTTACAAAGGATTTGGCTAAGGGTAAATTCACATATAAGAATCCACATCTAAAAGAACTATTAAGGCAAAGAGGTATGGATACTCTTCAAGTTTGGAAAGATATCTTGGAGCATGGTGGATCTGTTCAACATATTGAAGGATTAACCGAAGAAGAAAAGGACGTGTTTAAAACGTTTGGAGAAATTAGCCAAAGAGAAATTGTTCTTCAGGCGGCTCAACGCCAACAATTTATTGATCAAGGACAAAGTTTAAATATTATGATTCACCCTAAAGCGAAACCTAAGGACGTAAACGAACTAATGATATTTGCATGGGAGAATGGGATTAAAGGTATGTACTATCAACGAAGTGCAAACCCTGCTCAGGAACTAGCTAGATCGTTGATGACATGTAAAACGTGCGAAGGATAATATGACAGACAAATATAGGTGCATCAAGTGTAAAATTTCATATGACGTCTTTTGGGACGATCACGCTGAGATCTATTATTCAGGAGTAGAAGACACCGACGAAGACATCAATGACTTAACCGAATGCCATGAACCTGAGCATTGCCCATTCTGTGGATCTCACCTTCATGACGATATGGTTGGTGATTTTGATCAATAAATGCATTTTCCTCTTATTTTAAGGAAAGCTGGGGTATAATATCCCAATATTTTTTGGTCTTCAAACCCTTATTCTAAGGGAGTTGTAGAGTAAAATGTGCATTTTGTGAATTATTTTATTTACAAATGTGCCTTTTTATGGTATAATATAACTACAGAGAGGGACACCAACCAACCCGATCAACCACCACAAAATGTACAAATATACTTACACCGAACATCAGCAGAATCCCCCTTCACTTGGAGGCGATTGGGAATGCGGCACAGAGACCGTCGTCTGCTTCTCAAAAAGCCCAAAGAAGGCATGCAGCCTTAAGGGTATCGTTTCCCGCAAATTCGAAGGCACCTGCGGGTGTCCAATCATGGCCTACGAAAAGCTGGAGTTCAATGGCAAGGTGATTTTCGATCGCGATCACTAATAACCAAAACGACCATGATTCATATAGCCGAACTTTTTACCGCCATTCTCATCCTCGCCGCATCATTCATCTTTTTGATCGCCTGCGCAGCCTAACTACAACCAACCAATATATTATGACAACAAAACCAAATCGCACTCACTGCTACAGATTTACTGTAGAGATGGACAATGAAGAAGATATGAAATCTCTGGCTACGTTCAGAAAATCATTCTATGGGACTAACCAATATGTAAAATGTCAAGGCCGTTGGGGTGAGAATAACCCCAATTATAAAAGAAGCTGCAACTTCCTAGGACAGACGCGATCGTTCTGCCCAGTTTCACTTGCCTCACATTGCGACGTTTACGTTTACTTTCGATAAGACATGAATTTAATAAGAATCACCCTTATGACGATAGTCTGCGCCATCTTTTGGTACTGGGTAGTAAGATTAATATTACTAATTTTTTAAGATGAAATCAATAATATTACAAAAACTATTAACTGAGTTTCCTCACTCACAGAATGTTGAAATCGACGGAAAGGTAAAGAGTATCCCAGAACTAACTGAGGAAAACTTTTGGACCTTAATTAAAAGCCACAACGAACTTATTGAAAAGTTCAATTACGCTATTCACAATTTAAATACAGAGTGTAAAGAACTAAGAAATAAACTAAATCAAAAATAAAAACCATTAATTATATTATGAAAAAAACAACCAGCGCTAAATTCGAAAAACTGAAAGCCAATATTGCTAAACTTGAACTTCAAAAGGGAGATAAAACTAACTTTGGCTCAGTTATTAAAGTAGGCGAAACAGGAATCACTTTTAAGAATACATACTCACCAAAGACAAGAATCATGTTTATCCAACGCAAGTTTGGAAGAAACGAATATGTATTGAATGACCTAATTAAACTTTAATTATGAAAGAAACAAATTACACTACAAACATTAAGGCCGGTGATTCTGTGATGGTTAACGGTATGCAAATTATCGTTAATGAGAATTGCGGAAACGGCTGCTTTTATGGAACAGATTGTGATGGCGATGAGATCGAATTCGCCACCGAAGAAATCTTAGCAGTTGTTCCAGATTAATATAATAATATGGAAAAGATAGAAGAGCTAAAACAAAAGTATATTTTTGACCGTTTGGAATGCCTTAAGTGGGATTCAAAATATTACAAATATAAAAACACAAAGCTATCATCAGAGCTTGAAAAGAGCGAAGCTAAGCTCGTTGATATTTTAAAAGAGATTCGTGAACTTGAAAGTCTCCGTGTTAGACCAAAGAAAAATAAATAAAAAGGGGGTGTAAAAGAATTCGACGCTAGTTTCGGCTAACGGACCCGGGCGCGATACCCGGCACCTCCACCATTTAAAATAAAACACCCGCACTGGTTTAATTCAGAGCGGGTGTTTTTCTAAATGTATATCTTACTTAAGGTTTGGCTCGTCTTTTTCTGTTGAGTATTCTGCTAAAAACTCTCTTAATTCATTAATGTCATTTGCGTTTAAGCTCATGAATGTTCTTCGAGCCGAACCAGATGTGCGGCTTTCACTAACCTTTTCAATCTCTAAACATTTACGAGTGCCTAACTTTGATTCCAATTCATCAGGGCCAATAAATTCAAGAAGCTTAAATGTGGAGTTTGCATGTGTTCCTCCATCTTCCCATCCAGCCAATTCGGTTTTTTCAAGCAGAACCTTTGCTTCTTCTTTAATGGGTTTACCCTCAAGAATCGCCTTAGCCGCATCTTCAAGCCTTTTGTTTTTATTTGATAGATTCATATATTAAATTTTTTCTATTGAAGTAATGTTTGGATAGTTTGGTTTATTACTTAGAACTACTTTAACTTTATCTCCTGCTTTATACTTCTTGCTAAGCTTTGGATCAAAACCGAATTCGGCTTTCATACCGCTCTTGTTTTTCTTGTCATACCCTTTGAAAGTCATAACCCAGGCTTTACCAAACTTACCAGGCGATCTTTGAACTTGTGAAACGCTAGAAATTGTAAGATCCAATTCCTTTCCGAGATTCTTATTAAGAAAATCATTATGAATAATTGCATTCTCACTCATAATTGCCTTTGCCGCTTCTTCAAGACTGTTATTTCTATTTGATAAGTTCATTTGATCTTATTTAAAAGTTTTTGTAGAACGTCAACGTCAGACATATTAAGTTCAATATACTTTTTGCCAATTGTAATTTGTACCATTTTACGTGTACCAATTTTATCTTCAAGATCCTTTGGACCAGCAAATTGTGTTAGTTCAGCATATTCATTGGCAGTTCTTCCGCCACTAGTCCAAGCTTTAATTTTAGTAGCTTCATCAAGTTCAACACCTTCTTTAATCTTTTTACCTTTAAGCTTCATTAAAACTTTAATGATAACCTTTGGCCCAAAGCCCGCTTGCATTAGAGCGTTATTAATATCTTCCCAACGATAGGCGTCACCGTTAACTTCTTGAAGAGTTTCTTCAATTTCAATAGTGTTGCCTTCGAGAATTGCTTTAGCAACATTTTCTAAAGCTTCATTTTTATTTGATAGGTTCATTGTTTATTATATTTATGTATAGTTAATTTATGTATAGTTATTTATAAAAGCTAATCCTTTTCAGCATCTGCAGCTTCACGAGTTTTCTTTGACATTTTTATTGCCCAATCAACACCAGGATCGCCACCCCAACCAAGCCAGGCCATATATCCATTATCTGTCCATGGGCGGTCTTTCTTTTCAGGGGAAATTTTAGAGTTTTTTCTATGCCTATTAAATGATGCCATTCTTTTTAATATATCATAAGAGATCTCATCTCCATCAGCAAGTTGGCGAGCTCTTACCCATCCAGTGCGAGTCATTGCTTTAACTTCATTGGGGTATTTCTCTTTCCACTCAATAGCCTTTTTAGCTGCTGCAACTGCTCCAGCCGGTGGTTGAAACTTTTGTTCTTCCTCTTTGATAAAATCTTTAAACGGGATCATATTAATGTTATTTATAATGTTGTATATATAAATTAGAATGTGGTTATATAACGATAAAGAATTTACAACTGAGATGATCGAGGATTATGTTGGATTTGTTTATCTAGTAACTTTCGATAATGGAATGAAATATATCGGAAAAAAACGGTTTTGGAGTAAGGTGACTCGTCCTCCGTTAAAAGGAAAGAAAAGAAAGCGCAGATCTTTAAAGGAATCTGATTGGAAAACTTACTGTGGATCAAGTGAAGCTGTTAAAGAATTAATAGAAGAGAATGGCTTAGATTCTGTCAAAAGAGAGATACTGCACTTATGTAAAGGAGCAGGAGAACTCTCCTACATGGAAACAAAGGAACAATTTGATAGAGAAGTTTTATTACGCGAGGATTATCACAATGGCATAATAAGTTGCCGTATTCATCATTCTCATGTGAAAATACTGAAACAATAGTATTTACAAAGCCTCAATTTTAGTATATAATATTATTAATAACAAAGTTAACCATATATGATAATTATCGACTTCTCAGCAATATCAATCGCCTCCGTATTTTCTCAACCAGCAAATACTTTAGATGAATCCATGATTCGCCACTTTATTCTTAATTCATTAAGGATGTATAATGTAAAATACAGATCAGAATATGGCGAGATGGTTATTGCTTGCGACCATAGAAGCTGGCGCAAATCGGTTTATCCAGAATATAAAGCGGCCCGTAAGAAAACCAGAGAGAAAAGTAATATTGATTGGACAGAAGTTTTTGGTATGATTGATAAAGTAAAACAAGAGCTTATAGAGTTTTTCCCTTATCCTGTGGTTCATGTTAATGGTGCAGAAGCAGATGATATTATTGCTACACTTGTTGAAAGCACTCAGGAGTTTGGTAAACATGAAAAGGTAATGATTGTTAGTTCTGATAAAGACTTTATTCAATTGCAGAAATATTCAAATGTTAAACAGTTTAGCCCAGGCCAAAAGAAAGCAGTTACCGATCCTTCTCCTGCGATGTATTTGTTCGAGCATGTTCTTAGAGGCGACGCTGGTGACGGCGTTCCAAACGTTCTATCAAGCGATGATACTTTTGTTACAGCAAAACGCCAAACTCCTTTAAGTAAAGTTAAGATTAAAAAATGGCATGAAGAATCAAAGACTAAAGATCTAAAAGATGTCCTTGACGAAAATACATATAGGAATTACATACGTAACCAAACTATGATTGACCTATCAAAGATTCCCAGCGAAGTAGTGCAAGATATCCAAGCCGAGTATCAAAAAGAAGAAAACCAAAAAAATGATAATTCAAAGATACTGAATTATCTAATTCAAAATAGATGCAACCAGCTCGTAAATTGTGCTGATGAATTCTTTATAAAATAATATAACAACTATGAAAAACCAAACATCGAAAAAATTTGTAACTCGTTTACCGTATGAAACTCTTGAAAAAGTTCAGGCGGCTAATAATGTTAAAGATCGAGTTAAAATCCTACAAGAAGACGCAACTTTTGCTTTGAAGACAATTCTTCAAGTTAACTTTAGAGAAGATATTACTTTTGATTTTCCAGAAGGAGCGCCTCCTTATAAGAAAGATGAAAGCAATGTCCCTGGGCAACAATATAGATCTATTGAAAAATCAATTTCATCATTAAAAAATCTAGTAGCACAAAATAAACGAGTTCCTACTTTTAAAAAAGAAGCAGGCCTTATTAGATTATTGGAATCAGTTCATCCAAAAGATGCAGAGATTCTAATTGCAATGAAAGATAAAGATCTTAAAAGTCTATATAAAGGTATTACTTTGTCAACAGTTCAAAAGGCATTTCCTAATTTAAAGTTAGTTGCAGAATAATATGACATATGAATATACATGTTTAAGCTGTGAAGAACGCTGGGATGCTCGTTATCCTGTAGATGATAGAGATATCCCTTTAAGCGAACCTTGCCCAAAATGCGGAGTTGAAGGACAGGTTAAAAGAGTTCCAACCGCGGTTCGTGTTTCATATGAAGGTTTTCAAAGCCCTATTACAAGAGCTGGTGGAGAATGGAATGACGTGCTTAAATCTATTAAAAAGGGAGCAGGTAAAAAATCCACTATTGAAACTAAATAATGTCGCTACGATCTTTATTATCAAAACCAATTAGAGGTACTACTTTTAATCATTTGCCTACTTCAATTGGTTATGACGATTTGGTTTGCGAAACTAAAACATCTGGTAGAAAATATATAACTCCAGAAGGCACGGCATATCCAAGTATTACAACCGTTCTCGGTTCCTTAAGTAAAGAAGGAATCGAAGCTTGGAAGAAACGAGTAGGCGAAGAAGAAGCTAATCGAATTTGTCAACATGCTTGCACTCGAGGAACTGCAATGCATGAAGCTATTGAGCAATATCTTAATAACGAAGAAGATTGGTTTGCGCCAAATGAAATGCCAAACGTTAAAGCATTGTTTAATGCGGTTCGTCCAGTTCTTGATGAAAGAGTAACTAATATATATTTACAGGAAGGCGCTCTTTATTCTGATCATTTAAAACTTGCGGGTCGTGTTGATTGTATCGCTGAGTTTGATGGCAAGCTTTCAATCATTGATTTTAAAACCGCGAGGCAAGCTAAAAAGAAAGAATATATTACTAGTTACTTCATGCAAGCATCTGCTTACGCTATTATGTTTGAAGAACGAACCGGAATCCCCGTAACACAAACAGTTATTCTAATGGCAGTTGATGACTCGCCCACACCAATCGTGTTTAAAGAAAAACGCGATAACTATACAAAACAATTAATTGAAACTATACAAAACTATTATGATACAACCCGATAACAATAAAAGAAATGAGAGTGAGCCGTCGTTAAAAGATATGATGGTCCAAAGACGCAACGATCCATTTGTTACTGACTATGGTACAATTTCTGATTTTTATATTTCATCTCAGATCGGACCAGCCTCAGATTATATTGATTGGTTTCAACGAATTCGTGCAGCACGTGAATCTGATATTATTCGCTTTCATATTAATTGCCCAGGTGGGGATTTGTTTACAACGATTCAATTTATGCAAGTTCTTTCAGAGACTAAAGCAACAGTTGTTATGTGTGTTGAAGGCGCATGTATGTCAGCTGCGACTCTTCTATTTTTAATGGGTGATGAGTTTACAGTAACCGATCATAGTGTGTTTCTTTTCCATAACTATTCAGGTGGAGTTGTTGGAAAGGGCGCAGAAATTTATCACGGCGTAATGCATGAAAGAAAGTGGACTGAGAAACTACTAAGGCACGCATATGAAGGGTTTCTAACTACAAATGAAATTTCACAGCTTGTCGAAGATAAAGATGTTTGGATGGATGCCGAAACTGTTATTGCTAGGTTAAAAGAAAAAGAAACAATGGGCGAAGTTAAGCCTATTAAGACTAAAAAGAAAACTACTAAAAAGAAAACCACTAAAAGAAAAACTATTAAAAAGAAATCATAATGAAACAAACAAATATAAATCAACCAGATTACCACTTTAAACGTCGCTTAGCTTTTGGTATATTAAATGAAGTTGGCGAGGAAGAGTTAGATGAATTTCAAAAAGAAATAATGATTGATGTCTCAGCTGAATATGAATTCATTAAAAATAAAACCAGTAGTTTATCAAAAATGCAACGCGATCAAATTGAACAAGCATATGTTGGTATTCAAAACACTTTAGCTAATAAAGCCAAAGCAGATATAAAATCAAAGGAAGAAGAGTAATGAAAACTTTAATATTAGCAACAAGTAAATTTTGCGGTCCTTGTAAACTTTTAAAAAGTGAGTTTGAAAAGAAAGGTATCGATATAGAATATAAAGATTCTATTGAAGATGTAAACTTTTTTATTGAAAATAAAATTAAAAGTGTGCCGACATTAGTGTTAATAAACGGTGATAAAATTATTGGAGCTGAAGCTATTATGAAAAGTTTGAAGGAACATTATATTTGATAAATAATATTATATCAAAGGTGACGTTGATATATTAATTCACTTATAATATAAATAATACTATGTCAACCAATATCGATTTGCATGCCGACAAAGGCAGCACTTTTTCTGTAGCCGTCAATGTTGAAAACAAAGACGGCTCTGCTTTTGATTGTACCGGCTACAATGTTAGAGGACAAGTTAGGAAAACTTATAAATCCGAATATGGAGTAAACCTTTCATGTGATTATATTGATCAAGCTGATGGTCTTATAGGTTTATCATTGACCTCAGAAGAAACCGCTGCTATGAAGGCCGGGCGGTATTATTATGATGCTGAGATTTTCAGTGACAGCGGCACAGTAATTAGAGTTTTAGAAGGTATCTTCGAAGTTAGCCCACGTGTTATTAGTGAGACTTCGGACTTGGGGCTGGGCGATAATACCGATCCAGTACCCGATTCGCATGCACTTAGGAGAGACAATCCTCATCAAGTTGCTCCCGATCAAATTGGACTAGGCAACGTAGATAATACAGCCGACGCAACCAAACCCGTATCTGGACCAACTCAAACTGCTTTAAATTTAAAAGCAGATCAATCAACTACATATACTAAAACAGAAGTTGATACAAAAGTTACTAATTTAATTGATTCCGCGCCCGGTGCATTAAATACTCTTAATGAATTGGCTGAGGCTCTTGGCGATGACGAGAATTTTGCATCTACTGTCAACTCGGCTATTGCTAGTAATTCAAGTGGAATAACAGCTTTAAACAGTCATGCCTTAAGTAAAACCAATCCGCATGATGTTTCTTTAGAACAGTTAATTGATGTTGATTTTCTTTCAAATCCGCCGGCGCAGGGCCAAGGTATTCTCTATGATACAGATTCTCAAACATGGGTAGCTGCAGATATTGAGGGTGGTACAGGAACAGGTGGCCCAGTAGAATTAACTGACCAAACTCATTCTATATATGTTTCTAAGACTGGTAATAATATTAACCAGGGTTTAAATATTGATGATGCAAAATTAACAATAACCAGTGCTGTGAATGCAGCGCAAACTTTAATAGCTGAACCAGGGTTTGTAGGAAGTGTAAGAATTGATGTTTTAGATGGTGGCAGATACTTTGAAGGAAATGTAAACATTTCAGATAACATTCACGTGTTTGCGCCAACATCAACATTTATTGGAAACCTTACTATTGGTAATAATTCATCCTGTGTTATTGATACTCATTATGCCGACACAAACACACCTGGCTCCACTTTAGTTAATTTTGTTAATGCAACAAATTCTTACTATACTGCTAATACTTTAGATATGCGAGGTGAAGCCGGTTCACAAACCGGTGGCATTGGTATTAGGTCTGAACAGAGTATTAACAGGTGTAAAGTAAATATTGGCGAGATTTATATTCCAACTGACGCAAAAGGATATCAAAGTGATGAAGACGGTAATTTAACTTTTGGCAGAGTAAATCTTACAGGCGATAACTCATTCGCGTTTTACTTATTTGGCTTAGATGGAAATGCAAAAACTGATATAACATGCGGGGAAATTATTGCATCTCCAATAGGCAGTAATACTATGGCCGTTTACTGTAATACTGATAATTCAAAAACAACTTTAATATGTGGCCAGATAGATGTAGCTAAAGTTTATTCTATACCAAAGGCAACAGCTGAACTTTATATAATTTGCCCTAAAATTAGTGGTGATAGAACTCAAAATATTATTGGAGTTGTAAAAGAAATTTCAGATATTACTTTTGATTTAAAAGCAGATCAAACCGCGTTGACCGCACACGTTTCTGATGCAACCAATCCTCATACCGTAACTGCTACTCAAGTTGGTTTAGGCAACGTAGATAATACGGCCGATTCAACCAAACCCGTATCTGGACCAACACAAACTGCTTTAAGTTTAAAGGCAAATTCATCTGATTTATCTAATCACGTTTCTGATTCAACTAATCCTCATACCGTAACTGCTACTCAAGTTGGACTTGGTAACGTAGATAATACATCTGATATTAATAAACCAGTTAGTACAGCAACACAAACTGCTTTAAATTCAAAGGCCAATTCATCTGATTTATCTAATCACGTTTCTGATTCAACTAATCCTCATACCGTAACTGCTACTCAAGTTGGACTTGGTAACGTAGATAATACATCTGATGCAACCAAACCCGTATCTGTACCAACTCAAACTGCTTTAAATTTAAAGGCAAATTCATCTGATTTATCTAATCACGTTTCTGATTCAACTAATCCTCATACCGTAACTGCTACTCAAGTTGGTTTAGGAAATGTTAATAATACATCTGATATTAATAAACCAGTTAGTACAGCAACTCAAACTGCTTTAAATTTAAAAGCAGATCAATTAACTACATATACTAAAACAGAAGTTGATGCTGCTATAGGTGATGTGGGTGGAGGTGATTTAACCGCTGATGTTACATCTGATGTTAATGTTGGAAGTATTTCAACGGCTGATGTTGTTACAAGCGGCACGACTTTGCAAGAGTTTGTAGAGCAGTTATTGAAACAAACATATTTTCCAACTTTCGTAAACCCCTCTGCATCCCTTACTGATAATCTAGCCTCATCAGTAGAAGCTGGTACAACGGGAATTAATCTATCGGCCGGCTTTAATGCAGGCGCAATTAACGGAGCTCTCACTGATAATATTTGGGATCCAGGCCTAAAGCAAGCAAACAGAGCCGGGGCAGCAAACTCATACGAATTTAGTGGAACTTCTATAATTACAACAACACAGGGCGGATCTACTTTAAGTCAACCTGCTGTTGTAATTACAGATGGTGCTAATACTTTTAATGTTTCTATTGATTACGCAGAAGGCCCGCAACCACTTGACAGCGTGGGCAGCAATTATTTAAGCCCACTGCCAGCTGGAAGCGTGGTGAAGTCGCTAACCGTAAATGGAAGACGAAGAGCTTTTTATGGAACTAACCTCAGTGATAATACTAGTGCTGGTATAAGAGCTTTATCTAATAGTGTTTTAAACCCAGGGAATGGCTCGTCTTTCACAATTAACATTCCTGCTGGTGCAGTAAGTGTTAATTTCTCTTACCCAAATACTCTTCGAAATGTTACTAGTGTTCTTTATGCAGAAGGTCTTAATGCAGATGTTAAGGGATCTTTTGGATCACCCACTCTGGTTGATGTAGAAGGAGCCAATGGATTTAGCGCCATATCTTATAAAGTATATTCATTCACACCACCTTCACCATTTGAAGCTAGCGCAACTTACACTGTAACAATTTAATATAAATAGTAATATGGCATCCATAGAATTTCCTCTTTCATTCACACGACAATTTGTCGGGCCACTTGATACATCATCAGTATATGATTCATTAATAGATCTTCAAGACTATGTTAATAATAATCCTATTGCATATCTTGGTCAAGTTCTTAGTATAGCCAGTGGTGATGACGCTGGCATTTACATCGTTGGTGATGATGGCGCTGGCGGTTTTAATGTTGAAAAATATAGTAACGAAACAGATCTTAGTTCTAAAGCTAATTCATCTGATTTAACAACTCACATTAATGATTCAACTAATCCTCATAGCGTAACTGCTGCTCAAGTTGGTTTAGGTAGCGTAGAAAATACCGCTTTATCAACCTGGCCTGGAAGCGGTGCAATTACTACAGTGGGAACACTTGGTAGTTTAACTGTATCTGGCCAAACTACATTTACTAACAATTTCCCGTTCTTACCTTCTGGTACTCCAACAGACTCAAATCATGCAGTACCTAAAAGTTACGTTGATACTTTATCAGAGGGTTTACATACACACGATCAAGTTCATGCTTTAGCGCTCAGTGAATTAAGCGGTTTAATTGATGGAAATGCTGGGCCTTCTACAGTGAGTTATGATAATGGAACCAATGGCGTTGGTGCCACACTTACTATTGTTTCTGCCGGTGAATTTAACTTTTTATCACCAATCGTATGGGACAATGACCCTGATATTTTACTTACAAATAGAGTATTGGTTATTAATCAGGGAAATGCTTTTGAGAATGGAATATATGAGATAACATCATCCACCGTTTTAACTAGAGCGAGTGACTTTGATACCCCAGCAGAAATGGCAGGTGGTGATTTTGTATTTGTTACTCACGGCGATACTTACAATAATACTGGGTGGGTTCTTTCTGAACCTGTTAATACAGTTGGAACTGACGAAGTTCACTTCATTCAATTCTCTGGTGCAGGTTCATTTATTGGCGGGCATGGTATTACAATCAATGGTAACGAAGTTTCTATTCCAAAGAACGAATTAATAGAACTTCAAGATCTAACTATATCCGGTGATTTTAAATTAATAAGCGATCCATTACCACCGGCAAATTATATATTAACAACTGATGCCGCTGGTATTGGTACATGGCAAGAACCGTTTCAATCGACTCTTAATTCAGTCACAACAAACGGAGCAACTACCCTCAACGATATTAGTGTAGGCAGGATTGTAACATTACATCCAACTAATCCAGTCAACGACAACATAGCCTCTGGTAATAGCAGTGCGTCTATTGGAGGAGTTGCAAATGTAGTAAGCGGGAATGGCTCAGTCAGTTATGGAGGTATCGGCCAAGAAGTTAAAGGGCTAGAGTCTTCGGCAATAGGTGGAATAAACACAATTCTAAACACTAGATACACCTCTGCTATTGGAGGAACTGGTAGTGTGGTTGGTTTAGGAACGTCGCTAATAAATGATATAGATGCACAAAATTCGATTGCATTAGGGGGCAACGGTAATATAATTGAATCCGCACAAGCAGCGGCAACAGTAGGTGGAGACACAAAT